TTTTAGTTTTAACACCAAACTTACTTTTACCACTATTAGAGATAATATCAGCGGTTAAATCAATATTGTCAGTAGCTGTACCATTTATGTTTTTTGTAGCGTTTAAGTGAATATTTTCTGCGTCTAATCTAATTGATTTTTTAGCATGAAAGTTAATATCGGTATCAGAATTAATACTTACAGATTTTGAAGCGTAGATATCAATTGTACCATCTTGATCGATTTCAATCCAATTATTACCTTCAGATGTATTGATATAGATTCGTTCATTTGTATCATCTAATATTATTGAGTGTCCACAAGTAGTTCTAATTCGAATACGTCCATTATCAGCACTATCATCCATAGATATTGCATGAAACCCCGGTGTAACGATTGAATAAACTTGTGAGTCAAATGCTTGACCCGTATGATCCGTTTTTTTATCTGGATGTAGACGTGATTCTTTAAACCCTGTTTTTACATCTTTTTGTTTCGATGTAGTTAGCCCTCGATCAACACTATCTTGAGTTAAACCGGTAACACTACTATCAGCTCCTCTGGTATGGAATTCATGTGAACCACCCCCGAATGCTTTTTGCATATTACTATGCAATGGCTCAATAGGTTGTTCAGTACTAGTTAGTGGACCGTCTGATCCGTCACCTAAGTATCGTCCATGCGGCATCGTATGTTCAGCGTTATCAGGTGGTAAACACCCTACAAATATCCTACGTGATGGGTCACCATTAAGGCACATTACAGCGGCAACCGCTCCTACTTTTGGAATAGCCCACATGCCATATGCTATCGAACCTGAGGATTTACTACCTTTTGGACCACGTGTCATATTATCAGATGTTACCATACCTCCAAACGGTGATAGGTACCTACACCATGGTAAGTCTTCTGTTTTGGTACCAGGTAAGTCACCGTAATCAGCACAGTAAATTCGTACACGACCTTTACCTTGTGGGTCACTTGTATCCATCACAATACCAGTTGTAATAGTGTTGTATATATCTGGACTAGGGCTATACATTTAAAACTCCAAAATCTTTATAGAACGTTATTCCATTTTGTTAAATCATAAACAAATGGGTGATCGCATGTGAAGAATATTTTTATATATTTTAATGAACCTATTTTAACAGGTGAATGAATATGTGTAAAATTAGGTACACTCGGATAAATCAATAACCTACCAACTTCAGGGTCTAATGAAAATTTAAAATTGGTAAAAACGAGTGTTCCTCCATAAACGTCTGTAGCAGGATCAAAAGGTGGAACATTATTATAACTTACTAATGGTATATAACATGAAAAATCATAGTTTGTAACTTTTATCCATTTACCTTTTAAGATACTATTATCACATCTAAGTCGTAAATCTGTTAATATCTCCGGTTTAGTATTTTCAACTACCGTAACATTATAATATGTTTCTATGTAAGAAATAATTTGCGGTATTTTCTGATCAACAAATTCTAATACATTTGGTAATGAACATCGTAATGGCGATATAAAATCATCAATCAGGATTATGGGTTTCTTCATGTGAATCAATGTTCAAATCCAAATGATTTAATAAATTCATACCTAATAAAATTTGATCTTCTAAATCTGATCTATCATTAAGGTTAAATTGTACCTTACGTAATGTAGATCCTTTTACTTTGCAATTTAATTCAATTACAGGACGATCTTCTGAACCGTTTGAGGTCTGTATGTTCTGCATTCCTATGCATGCTGTACGGTAACGTCTACCGTTAATTGTAAATTCAACAAGCTCACCATCACATTTTATATCTGTAGCTCCTAATGAACAGCATTGCGCTCCTGTGTCAATTTTCGCTTTAAATGGTTCAGTGCCAATTCCATAAATTTCGATTGGTATATGTAGCTTGCTAAACTCGTTAGGTTTGGTGTTTTCTTGTTCAGTTGTCTGTTCTTCAACAATTGGTTCAACAGTTGGTGTTTCAGGTCTATCAATATCAATTAATAACGTAGTCATAAGTAATCGTATAGTTTTAAAAGAAGTATTTAGTTCTGCATAAATAATGGTATTGCTATAAGGAGTACCATACATATGAGATTTACTGATTTTTTACAGGAAGAAGCGGTCGCGGGTAGCGTAGGTACCTCAGCTGTAGCTGCGACTTACAATAAGATGGGCAGCTGTACACCTATTAAACGAGGTAGAGCTAAATCTAAAAAATTAAAAATAACTACCATTAAATTGGGTGAAAGTAATATGCCAGATTTCAACAGTTTTGACGTAAAGTCAAAAATGACAAATGCTGAACGTTCTGGAAAATTGAAAAAAGATTCTGCTGTTTACGGCATTGAAGATGAAGATGGTAATATCACAAAAGTATATGTTGATAAAAATCAAGAACATGATTTTAAGCATACACTAAGTAAAATGTTAAAAGATGAAGAAAAATTAGATGTTGCAGAAATCTTATTTGATTTACGTAATACGTTTAATATTTTGTTTGTTGAGTGGCCTAAGATGCTAGAAGATGAAGAAACAATTAATGTGCTCGATCAAAAAGACGGTGAACCTGGAGACGAACCTAAAGAAGGTGAACCGGGTGCGGAAGCACCAGCTGAACCTTTACCACCACCTGCACTTGAACCTGCTGCACCAGATTCAGAAAGTATTCTATTGAAAGTTATTGATATGCTTCGAGCTGATGCTGACGCTAAAAAAGCAGAAGCAACAGCAAGAGCAAAACAAGCGGAATCTGAAACCGCTAAATTCTCTGTTCAATTATCTAACATTAAAGTAAAGAATGAAGAAGATATGTTAAAAGCTGATGAATATTTTAAAAAACAATCAGAAGCTAAAAAAGATCAAGAACGTATTGCTAAATTAGCAAAATATAGAAATGAAGTAGTTAAAAACACCACATATGAGGCAGACATGTCATTTTTACAAACAATGCTTGATAGTCAAGCTATTGAACTTTCAGAAGAAGAAACTGTTTCAGAAGATTTGAATACCGAAGTACAACAAATTCAAACACAAATTGCTGATATTACTGCTCGTAAAATGCGAGCAACTAAAGTTTATGATGATCAGTTACGTTTACTTCAACAACGTTTAGCGTCGAAAACAAAACAAGCTAATACTCAACAACAAGCTGATAGAGCTGATCAGGTACAACAACCAGCTCAACCTGTACAATAGTTGTTATTTAATTGTTGATGCGTCAGTTACCTTATTAGGTTCAATTATTGAGGTGATGGGATTGACTTGTTGGTATAGATCATACCAGTCATCTATCACCTTTTTTGTACCTGTTGAATTCGTAGATATATTTCTTAAGAAATCTTGCATCGTGCTATTTTGCATTTCAACTGTTGTCATGTATTTTGTAAACATCTGATTGAAATCGGCAGCGTTATCAGTTGCTTCAGATTTATTTATTTGACCAGATGGTAAAGGACCAGTGAGTGGAGCTGATGGTTCTACAGTAGTTGTTGATTTTTGAGCTTCAGCCGCTTCAGGTTTCTTTTCATCGTCATCACCTGTAAATTTATCAATCGCGTATACACCTAGACCAGCTGCTGCTGTAGCAATCCAACCAGCAGGTGTAACTTTTGATAGTGGGTTAGCTATTACATCTATCAACGCAGTGCGAATAACAGTTGGTGCAAAACGTTTAAACAATGCAATGCCAGCAGCAGTAATACCTGCTTTTGTTGCAATATCACTGTATAATCCTTCACCAGTAGTAGCATTAATTCCGCGCTGAGCTTGAGCCGCTTTAAGTGTAATTTCCTCTGCAGATTTATCGGTCTTACTTTCTGCTTGAGATTTCAGCATTTTTTGCAACTCTTCAAGTGTATCAGGTAATTTTTCACCGGTTATTCCATACTTACCGAGCGCTGTAAAAGAGTTAATTATTGCATCTATAGGTCCACTCATTTTAGTTTGTTCAAGGTTCGAATCCAATAACGATATCATTTGCTGCAAAGAATAACCTGCTTGTGATCCATATTTTCTATCAATCTCGTTTAACTTTGTCTGTGCATCAATTTTAAATTTAGCTATTTGAAAATCCATATCAGTCTTAAACTTAATTTCTTCAGGTGATAGAGGTACTTTTGCAGCTTGTAGTCGTTCAAGTTCAAGATATTTTTTCATCTTCTGTGTATCATCTAAACCGTAATTAGATATGTTTAGACCTGATAATGACGCAATACTTCTCATATAATTGAAAGCAGTTTGTTCTTGCCCGATCTTAGATACTGTTTCACCAGCAGACATCATTTTATTAGTTGACGCTAGCATTGCGCGCATAAACTCGTTTAACGTGTCTTTAGTCATACCTAAGCTAGCACCCAATTCCATGGTTGTGGTGATAGCCTCCATTCTAGTTTTACGATCTTTTGCATTTAAACTAGCCATTACTGCTTGATTCTCATTCGATTCTGCAAAATTCAAGTGCATCTCAGCAAGCTCGTCGTTATTCATTCTTGCAACTTTACCTAACACTTTAAATCTATCGAGTAAATTACCTATACCGGATTCTGTTGTATTGGATAAGTTAACAAGACCTTGCATCCTACTACCCATTTTAGAAATCATCATAGGGTCTGAACCAAATACGCTTCTAAGCTGACTGTAACGTTCGTTCATGAATGTGTCTAGCTGATTTTGACCTTCTGCACTAGATATATTCCAAAAACTTTTATTTTCTCCACGTGATTGTCTATACTCTTCTTCAGTTAATCTTAACTGCCAAGCCATTAACCGGTTAGTAGCAACGTTATCCCGTGTTAATGAATCATACTCACGAGTATAATGTTTTAAAACAATTAAACCGATCTCAGCAAGTTTAGGTACTATTATTGCGCCTAACTTACCAATAGATTCACTTATTAATTGTCCTGCTTCATCTCTACCTGTACCACTTGTTAATGAACCAGTACGAGTTCGAATATCTCTTAATTCATCCAACAATTCATCAAAACCGTTACGGTTCTCATGCATATATCTATTAAATTGACCTGTAAACGATTTATAATCTCGTTCAATAGTCGTAGATAACTTTTCGTTTGAATTGTTTATAGTTTCAGCGATTGTTACTTGTGCGTCAATTACCTTTTCTATTGTATCCTGTGCAAATTGTGTTGATGAACCTGCTGTGCGTCCTTCGATACGCGATTTTAATAAATCAAACTCAGTTGATACATATCCTAGAGAATTACCCATCTCTACGTATCTTTTACCTAATTCAGCGTTGCTATCATCTAATGCGTTATTGTTACTGATCATTGATTGAATAAATTCAGATTGTGCATTCGCAAACTGAGCTACTCTTTCAACATCGGTCATTGTTAATAACTGCTTGCTAAATGTTCCAGCAACTTGACCCGCTATCGCATCAAGCGATGAACGGACTTCTGATGCTAATTGTCTACCAAAGAAATCTTTTTCGTACTCATTTCTGTATTGAATTGCATCACGAGTTGATTGAACAATGTCGGTTATTATATTCAACGCATTGTTGTGAGCTGTGGACGCTCTTGATTGGTCTTCAGCTGCGGATGATAATATACTGTTTAAACTTGCTAACTGTGCTCGCTGTGCAGATGTCATTATTCCACCTGCAGCTGAAATCATTCTATTAAAATTATCAAGATTGTCAGATGCGGTTTTATAATCGGTAGTTGTCTGCTGTATTTTTTTACTGTAATCGTTAATATTCTTAAGCGTATCTTTAAACGCGTCTGTATTAGACTTCAGTGTTTTTGATAGCTTTTCGTAATCACCTATACTTGTAGTTTGTACTCTGGATAAATTAACCGTAGAAGTAGCACTAGTTTGTTGTGCGTTGTTCAATGCTGATGAATATCTAGCCACTGAGCTGGCTGATTGTGCTAGCTGCGACAATGATTGTTGTAGTAATATTTGATCAGATGCTGATAATGCCATAATTTTTAGTACTAATAGTTAGTTAACAAATAAGTATATTTCTCTATTTATCTCAATTAGAATATACATGTTTTTATTAGTTTTTACGTGTGCACAGAAAGACTAAATAAATAATAGATTTGGTACCTTATTAAAAACACTTGTGTTTAGGAGTTATAAACAAATGACAATTAAAGTAAAAGAAATCGTTGATGCTATCATTGCTGAAGATCTTGAAGCAGCTGCAGCTGCATTCCACGACCACGCTGTAAAGAAATTTCAAGATTTGTTAGAAGCTGAGTATGAAGATGATGAAGAAGCTGGTGATAAAATCCCAACTGACTCAACTGAATTAGATGATGAAGAAGACGAAGACGAAGACGACAGTGAGATTGAACCTGAAGACGACGAAGACGACGAAGACGACGAAGAGTCTGATGAAGACGGCGACGAAGAAGACGAAGATTACAAACCACACGAAGACGAAAACGAAACTGATGATGATGAATATGGTTTCGATACCGATGAAGATGATGGCGATTTAAAATAATCTAGATTATTTAAAGGTAGTAAAATTTCAAAACCTTCTTTTTGAAATTTTAAACAAAGAAAAGGGTGAAAATATTTTCACCCTTTTCTAATGTCTTAACGACGCTTAGAAGTTACTTCGTCACGCAACATTTTCATAATCTCTTTTACTAGGTATTTTTGTGCAGCATCATCGTGTACTACCGATTCTGCTAATGTAATGATTTGCTGACCATTTTTAGCGCGTTCAATTGATTCATAAATTGATGATGGGTAAGCACTTGAACAGCTAGGTGTACCAACTAAGTCAATTGTGACTAAGTTGAATCCACTAACGATACCACTTTCATTGACTTCACCAGCGCCTCTACTACTAACACCAATTTTCTTTTTACTTTCCGTCATTAATACTTTTGCAATATTTCCCATAGGTGTTGGTAAGATTTTAGCTTTACCGAATACCATGTTACCTTCCATACGCAATTCAGTAATTTCATGACTTACACGGTCACTTGCTACTGTTAATGAAGGTGGATGATCTAATTCACCCCACACGCTACCTTCTTCTTGAATCATTTTGTTGAGTTGATCAACCGCACTTTTCATTTCTGTTAATGGGTAAATCCGACCGTTGCGATTACGAGTCTCTGCTTGCATAAAGCAACCAGTTAAATATAAACCTTTACCGTCCATTGTCGCTTCTGTAAGCAAACTATTGTCCCCATTTGACATGGTTTCGATTAATAATTGTGAAGACATTGATACCTCTTATATTAATATGTAATTATTATATTTATATCATAATATACGATACATATATCATTGGAGAATTGTGGAGATTAAATGACTAATGTTAAGGTAATACCTATATCTAAATTGATATAGTCATTAAGGACCCATAAGGTAAACAAAGGGAAACCGATATTGATATACCGGTCTTCCTTATTATTTGTATTGTTGACGTAAATTAGAAATATGCCTAATATGATGAGTTGTATGCAAAAAAGCATCATGCCATTTATCTTGGTTGTCGTAATACACAATACGTAACTCTGGTAGCTCATTAACAGTACATATTAAACAATCGCCTTGGTCTTTGTTGTATTCCCAGTCAACGGTAATATTGAATACATATGTAAACAAGCCTCGTTGTAGTGTCCAAATATTTTTAAACATCTAATGACTCAAGGTCTTTAATGTATAGTTTCACACAGTTTGTTTTATTTAACAATTCAATGTCTTTCGTCGTTTTATCGATTTGTGTTTCCAATTTAGAGATATCATCTTTTGTTAAATTGTAGATTCTAATATCCAACAATTTTGATATATTGACAAACCGATTATCAACAAGCAATTGTTCAAGTTCTTTTTTACTTTTATTTGCAATATCTTTTGAATGGTTTAAGTAAAATTCAATAAATCTACGTTTCTCAACCATCCATTCTAAATCAACTGTCAACAGTTCAATTAATTTTTTACGTCTTTCTTCGTATTTACCTAATCTAAACTCAACAAAATGTTCAATAATTTCCTGAACATCTTCGAATACTTTGATATGACCTGTTTCTGTCCATGCTGTTAAGTTCTGAGTATCTCTACTTGATAACTTAAATTTTGCGATAATTTCTTCGTGAGTTAGTTGAGTTGTAGCTCTAGGAACACTAACAATAAAATCAAATGAAAGTTCTGTCGAGTTATTATCAAAATCTTTAATTAAGCCAGAATCTTGTAACTTAAATAAATGTTTTTTATAGTCATCCAGGTACACACCAATTGGTAATTCCGTAATGCGTATAGTTGTAGAGTTTACAATTTCATAGCAACCTGTATTCGTTATTTGATTTTCAACAGCTGTAACTGTACCTTTAAACCCTCTATACCATGGTAAAATTGGATTAGGTGTTTGACGTTTTAAAATCGATACAATATTATCTCGAATTTCAAGTGGGTTATGTTTTAATATATGTGTTGCATACCCTGTTCCCATACCTCTTGCGCCGTTTATTAGGATATTAGGTATAATAGGTAAATAGAAATCAGGTTCAATTTTATCACCATCTTCTTCTAGATAATTCAATATAATATCGTCTTCTTTTTTGAAGATTTTTCTAAATGAACTTGACAGTTCTGTAAAAATATACCGAGGTGCTGACGCTTCACTTGATAATCTACTACCAAACTGACCATTAGGTTTAAGATAATTTAAATTGTTACTACCTGTATAGTCTTGAGCTAACCCAATTAATGTTTCATTTAAACTATTTTCTCCATGATGGTACTGAGATACAGCTGATACGTGTCCACTTAATTGTGCAACCTTTCCTTCACCAGCGTTTTCACCTCGTACAAGCATACCGTATATACATTTACGTTGCGATGGTTTAAATCCATCAATGACGGATGGAATAGACCTTACACAATCAGCAATTGAATATAATCTAAACTCATCATCAAAAAAAGTCTTTAATTTCATTGTATTTGTCATATTGGTTACCAGCTATGGAAATGATGATTGTATGGATCTGGATGTCTCAGATACGGGTTATGTAAGTTAGGACGAGGATTATAATATCCGGAACCTCGGTAATAATTACCTGGTGTATTATATACTGTGCAACCATTTAACAACAAAGCTAATAAAATTATTTTTTTCATATTCCTAATCCAATAATGCCAACCAATCTTTACGTTTGTTTGTACTCAATTTACCATCCTCTTTACTGAAGGCCAGTTTAACTGCTTCGGTATCTTGAGAATCGTCAATGGTGTACGGTATTAAACTCTCATCAAATTTTTCCATATATTCTTTGAACTCTTTTGAAGTACTTGTACCCAACCCTTTAAAATATTTTGATGTAAACTTTTTATTCGTTTTAGCCTTCCATGCTTTGAAATCTTCTTCTGTATAAAAATCGATGATATCTTTTCCTACTGTAACCTTTACTATTGGTGTTTTAAACTTGCACACAAAACCTAATTTAAATAATTCTGGCCAAAAAGTATTGAATAAGTTAATTAGTAGTCCCGTAATATGTACTCCATCTGTGTCCGCATCTGTTAATATTACTAATTTACCAAAACGTAATTGTGACAATGATTCAACTTTTTCCCCTAACTTTAACCCTGTAATTGTTAAAACATTTTTAAACACTTCGTTATCCATTAACTTTTTTGGGTCAATTGTAAGCACGTTTAATGGTTTACCTTTTAACGGGTATACAGCATGTAATTTTGGATCTCTACTATTAAGAATTGCCTTAGAGGCTGAATCCCCCTCAGTTAGCAGAATTGTGCACAAGCTACGATTTTTCTTTTCTGATGCATCTTCAAACTTATCAACTCTGATAGGATCTAACCGGTCGGTTGTCTTGTTTAATTTCCGCAACTCAGCTTGTAACAATGCATTTTCTTTAGCTTGAGCCCAATCTAAGATTGATTGAACTATACTTGATTTAACTACATGTTTGATAAATGCGTCAGTTACTTCAAAAGTAGTTCCAAAATTCTTAATCTCGGTAATCATATTCTCTTTTGTTTGACTATCGAACTTTGGTTTGTTAATTTCTGAATCGATAAACAAATTTAAATGGTTTTTAATTTCACTAGGTTTAACTTGAATACGATGTTTCTTTGCTATATATTCCCGTAATTTAGCAATGATTTGATATGCTATATAATCGACATGTTGTCCACCGATCTTTGTTTCAACTGAGTTAACAAACGATACATGACTGAATGAACCATCACTTTTACTAACTCCAATTCTCCAATGATCATTACTATCAAAAACAAACTCATCTGTATACAGTTTAATATAGTCTTTGAATGAATTGATATGAATCTGGTCACCATTCAAGTACACTTTTAATTTTGGATTACATCCAGCTACGTCGTAAACACGCTTAACAATTTTATCATAATCACCGTCAGTCATATCTGTTGGTAATTTTAATTTTTCGTAATCTAATTTATAAGTTATTTTTGTAAATTTATCTTTTGATTTTTTAATAACAGGTTTAGATTTAGTACGTGAGTTATCAGTGTGTTCTTGTTGGAATGAATTTTTTCCATCTGCAGTTTGAACAATAAACGATGTTGAGAAAATGTTAGTTAAACTTGCACCTTCGCCGTGCGTACCACCTAATTTTGATTCAGCTTGCTCTTCATCATTAAAATTAGAACCAGATCGTAATTCAAAAATCATTTCAGGTATATATTGATCATGTTCTTTATGTTTTACAACTGGAATACCACCATTGTCGTAAATAGAAATAACATTGGTATCTCTACAAATATCAACCTTAATTGTAGTAACATGTGATCCAGCTTCAGTTTTACTATGATCAACTGAGTTAGTAATAATCTCATCAAATAATTTTAAAACGCCCGGTACATATGTTGTTTCGCGTTTTTCAAATTTATCATCGATTATTAAAAACTCTTCCGATGTGTGAGATACTGTACTCCCAATATACCTACCAGGTCTTATTAGTACGTGTTCTACCTCATCTAACTTTTTATATTTTTGTTCTATGCTCATTTATCGTAACCTTTTTGAGTGTTATCATTTCCTAGATGCTCGTATATATAACGAGACGGAAGTGTAAATAAATTATTCAAAAGTATCAACCGTTATAATCAAATATAAAATCCTTAAACGTATTATACTATAATCTCTAACGTAAAACAACTATAACTTGACTAAACTAATGATATTGATGTAGGTATTAGTACGTTGGTATAGCAGATAAATATGTGATTGAATGATCAGATATAAGGTAACAATAAAAATGAAACTAAGTGAAGTATCAATATTACATGAAACCCCAATGCGGATTGACAGTTTCGGTGATCTAGCTTTAGATAACTATGAATCAAATCGTGTTCGATATGATTTGTTTGTAAAATTTCAAACAAAGAAATTATTAACAACAATCAATGATATTGAGATCTACACGTTAACAATAGGTGGTGAAGATTTAATTGTCGGTTTAAACCACTCAATCAAACAAGTCGCATATTATTGTAACTATGAGGTCAAAGTTGAACCAAATATTGGAAGATCATGTACGCAAATCATGCTATGGTCTGATAAGAAACCAAAAACAAAAGAAATACCACGTACTATATTCTTTCAGCATCTATTAAAAAAGTTTAAAACGATGCAGTCAGATACAATGCAAACATCTGACGGTGAAAAATTTTGGAACTCAAATGTAAAAATTGCTTTTGATGTAGGTCTTAACGTTTATTATTATAATAACGCAAGACATAAACTTATCCAAATACCATCATATAAAAATTTTGATATTATGCATTCTGCAGATTTACTGTGGGGTAATGAGTTTGCTCACGGTGATATTACTGTTGTTATATCACAAAAAGATTTGAAAGCAGAAAATAGTTGAGTATATCTATTAAATAGTATATAATACCTCATGTATTTGATTAATAGGTGAGGTTATAGATATGGAAGAGTATAATAAAAGTCAAGTTTGTCATTTCAGTAAAGTAAAAGAGCAATGGGGCGAATTATCAAACATGTCAAATGACTGTGCGGTAAGAGTTAACGGCATTTTAATTAAAAATACTGAAGCATTGTATCAAGCAGCAAGATTTACAGAACATCCAGAAATCCAAATGGAGATTTTAAAAGGACATTCTGGAATGGCTAGTAAAATGACAAGTAAAAAATATCGTAAAACTCATACACGGTCCGATTGGTGTGAAATTCGTGAAGATGTGATGAGGTATTGCTTAGAACTTAAGCTATATCAAAATTACAAAACAATTTCATCAATGTTAGAAGAGACGGGTGATCGTCCAATTGTTGAAAAATCACACAGAGATACTTTTTGGGGCGCTATTGAGAAAGATAACGTACTGCAAGGTGAAAACGTATTAGGTAAATTATGGATGGATATTCGTAAAGATCCTTCAAGGTTTTATACGAGACCTAGTCACAATATTCCATCGTTTAAATTGAATGGTGAGGATGTAAAATGAGTTTATTTTCAAATATTAAAAACGTACTTAAAGTTAATAATGGGTTGCCTGTACCTATCAAATCAGGTACACGAATAGTAGATGGTGATACAGGAGTTGAATATGAATTTGATGGTAAACACTGGAAACGAGTTGTAATGAATGCCTCAACAAGACCAGCGGATGTAGCAGCTCCACCAGGATCTAGCATGTTTCCACGTGGACTTGATATCAGTTCTAATATCACCTCAAATCCACGTAGAACAAGATCGAGTTCAAATAATGATTCAGATACTTTTGTAGCATCGGCTATTTTATATGATGATAATTCAGTTAGATCAAGTAGTTCAGACTATTCATCGAGTGCATCTAGTTGGTCCAGTGATTCATCTTGTTCGAGCAGTTCGAGTGATTCCGGAGGTGGTAGCTGTGACTAATTTAGATAACGTGCAAAATTACGACGACTTGCAAGTATTAGTTGATACTACACCTGAAGCATTTTTCGATAACCTTAGTTTAATGAGTGCCAAGTTTCCATTATATTTAACGATGTTAAAGTTTTCTGATGTAGTGATCATGGAATTCGTAAATAACGGGTTAAACCCATTATCGATATTAACATCTCAAAATATTTCTGGATATCTAAAATATTATGTACGTACATTAGAGTATGGGGTAGAAGCTGTTGATGAAATGTATTCACGATTAGAGACTCTATACCGTAATGAAGCGATATTGCAAAGGTACAACTCGTTAAATTACGATGATCCTCATTATGAAGCTTTATCAGAAGAGCTTATAAACTTAAAATTTATGTGGTGACACCATAGTCTAAATACCCTAATAACATCATATTGGGGTATTCTTATGTTTAAGATCTTGTCGGAAATTCATACAACTACAAAACAAATTAAAAAAGGTAATAAAACTATTACCGTTCATGAACCTGATTGGGAAATTAGCAATGCTGACCAGAGTTCCATGGGTGTCAAGCAAATCAAAATACACAGTAAAATGTCACCTGAAGATAAGAGTGCATTTAAATTAATTCAAGATAACATCGTACAATATAAAAAATCGTTAAGATCTAAAGGTGATACGGTAACTGCTGATGCTATACCTGATAAAATTGCAAACCCTCCTGAATTTGTATTTGCATGTTGGACATACACATTTAAAAAAACACCTGATACGACTGATGAGTTAGTACGCACACTCGGAGCAATGTCTGCGATTAAAGGTCGTAACGAATATTATCAAATGGACCCGCAGCATATTGAAGACCTTGTATCACATTCATCGACGAGGTTAGCTAACAATATACAACAACTATTAGCAGCAAAACACCAAACGATTCGTGATGAAACAAATCTCGATGATGCACTATCTAATATTGCAATAACCAGCAATTTCTACTGGCTTAATAGTTTTAAACCTGGATCTGTTAAATTCCCTGCAAACACTGTATTAGCCCCTCTAGGTTCAAGTGCAGGGTTAGTTGGAAAGTTCACTAATAAACTAAGTGAAACCACAGGCGCAAAAATCATACAAAATGCATTCATTAAAAGCAACGCTCCTGTTGTATCAAAATACACTCAAACAGATGATGAAATTGAGCTCCGATTAGGTACTGATTTCTTAGATGAATTACTCAAATCTGATTTTGGACATGATCAAGTAAGTGTTGCATTAGATGAGGTTCTACATTTTTTACGTACTTATATTGAGATTACAAACTTTAACGGAATTACGTCTAAAATTGTGAATTCCGCTATTACCAAATTATCTGATGATAAAAAAGTAAATGTTATTAAAGAGTTTGACGTACCTACAGGTGAGAAATACAATACCCCTGAAAAACAGATACGCGGGTATTACAATAGGTTGCTAAAACAGTTACGTGTAGCTATAACTAAAGATTACGATCATTACAATGATAGTATTCGTACGTCATTGAAGCAAATATTAGATCTTAAAAATGATAAAACAATATCAGATGAATCTAAGAAAGCAAAAAGAATTGAGTTAATCAACAATATTAAAGATATTAAGAAAGAACTTAAAACCATTCCATTACCGAATGTATCATCAGGTGGTAATGAAAACATAGCTTCATATGACAAATTTCGTAAATTGGTATCATCCGTATACAAATATGTTAATTCTCTTAATTTAAAAACAACAGACGACGATGCTGCTATCAAGAAGATGATGGACAGTATCGATGAAAACAAAGGATTTGCAGAACAATTACAATCGTTATACTTGATTAAAAATGCAAAACTATTTAAATTTTCAGGTGCACAAGCTACAGCTGGAGGAGATTTCAATAAAGGTTTTAGTCGATTCCAATTATTAAATCTTGATACCGCTAAAACGTTACATGGTAAAAATATTGTTATTGTTGACGATAATATAAGTTCAGGTGGTACAATTAGAGATGCTGTTGTTTCATTGTACGCAAACGGTATTATTCCTTTATCTATTCTTGTTGTAGCTCCTCATTTACTCAATAACACAGCTGCTAAGTATGATCCTGAGATTGCGGGGGTTTCAAAAGAAGATTGGGTAAAACAACGTAACCTAGCTACTAAAGATATTGAAGCAGGTGATGCCGATTATCGTAAAAAAGCTATTGAAAAAATACACGATGAAGTTACGTTGAACAGTGGAAACCCAGAAGCGTTAAAACGTTTAGCTGATTTAGCTATCGATATTGTTACCGATAATAAATCTTTTTCACATATCATTGATGCTCGTAAAATCCTCGTAAACCCATTCATGTATGATAATTTTATCGATGTAGTCGTATCAATGGGCAAAGCTAAAAATATGTACGGTGATTGGTATAATACTCACTACGAAGAAATTGAACGTGCAAGAAAAGAAGCTGATCTCTTGAAAAAAGCAAGACGTGAACAGGCTAACACGGATAGATTAGCAGCTGAACAGCGTGCATTACAAAAAGATAAAAAATTAGATAGAGCAAGAATTGATGTACCTACAATTGAAACACTCGATGATAAAATTGCTAAATTAGAGCTTCTACGTACAAGAGCTACATCAGATGAAAAGTTAGCAACACTATTACCTGAAATTGAATCAAAACTACTATTCCTTAACGTTATGAACAGTCAAGAAAAAGGTGGGTATGTACTTAATGATATGAAAAACCGGTATGAACAGATTCGGAAGTACCTAGGTACAAAAAATTACACTGCAGCAAATTCTATTTCTAGACAGTTAGATAGAGAAATTAAAGCTAAACGGTAATATACAGATAAAGAAAAGGGCGCATATGCGCCCTTTTTTATACTTCTATAGTACGTACATTGAAGATGTCAAAACAATCTTCAAATTTGTAACCTCTTGAATTAGATCGAACTTTACAATCGTTGTAATCTATATCAACACTATCATGTAGATGCCCGTGAATCCAATATTTGATACCGTCCATATATTGTAACATATCTGAACAATAACAACCTTGTATTTCAAAGTTATCACCAATTTTTGATTTGGCAGTTGTTAAGTACGTTGGACTGTGGTGAGATATCGCTATATTAATATATTTCGATTTATCAACCGATTTAAAAAAGTTAACATACTCAGCATGCTTTTCAATGATATCGTATATAGACAGCATTTCGTTACCGTTGCGTATACGTCTGTAATCATTAATCGTTCTAGATGCTTGTTTCATTGTACCAGCATCTAAATTGTTAAAATGTGTCCAACCTGTACCTCCAATAAATTGCACACCGTCGATGATTTTTGTTTGGTTGTCCAACAAATAAATGTTCTTATACGAGTTACAAAACGTACGTAGGGATTCAATTATGTTAATATCACTATCGTAATATTCATGGTTGCCCGGTACGTATATGACGTGTTTGTATTTTTTTGATATATCTTCGAAAAATCCTGAGATGTTGTAATCAAACAACGATACATGATATATATCACCTGCTAGTATTAAAACATCACTAGTCGGTTTTTGAAGTCTCAGGGGTGATTTTTCAAGATGTAAATCTGACATGTAATCTATTTTCATCAATCACCTTAAACAATTTGTGTAAAACTCTATTATATATTAAAATGGCTAAAACCATCAAAAATAAATATCTATTTAATACGGGAACTTTAATATGGAACAGATTAAATCTTGGTACGATAATTTATTACATTGTGCAGCCAGTGTAACCTGCGCACCCCTGGTTATAATATTAGCAGTCGTGTTTACAGCGTGCATGGCTGTTATGGTAGCATTAGGCATAGCAGCTATCAGCATAATGTTTTTCGTTGATTATTTTTATAAACTATTTGTAAATCATTGATATAAATTCAAAAATATATTATAATAATATTTTTTATGAAAACTATACTCATATGGATACAGAAAAACTTAGTATATTTGATGTTCTTAATCAAATAAACAACAAAAACTTTAATTATTTAGATACGTTATCTGATGATATGCGTAAACAATTTAGTCCGTATGTGGTATACCAGTGGTTGACATGTACGGACAACCCTGAACAATATATGTTATTAGCGCATTATGTTAATGAAAATATCTTAGCGTTATCGAACCATCCTGAATTGTTGTATAAATTGTTGTGTACAACTTCATGTGGGAGCCGTACAAGATATAATTGGATGTACAAAAAGAAAGAATCATCGTTACCAATTACAATAATCTCTGAATATTTAAAATGTTCAAAGCGTGTTGCAAAAATGCATCTACCAAGTTTTAACCATGACGATATAGTCAAGATGGCAAAAAAGCTTGGTTATCAAGATGCAGATATTAAAAAACTTTTATAGCAAAAGGAAATTATGTTAATTACATCAGCAGCATCAACAGCCATATTATTTGTCAATTTGACAATTCCTAAAAAAATGTTTAAATCAATGAGTGAGTGTGAATCGTTTAAACACACTATTGAAAAACAAATATCAACTCATTATAATCCTGTAGATTTATTTCATCGAATGCCTACACTATCTTGTGTACTTAAACCATCTAAACCAGTTAAAGCTAAACCTGTAAAACCAAAAATCGTTAAACCTTTTAAATCAAAAATCGTTAAACCTGTTAAACAAGATCCTAAACCGCACAACAACCTAAAGAAGTAGCCTATGTTCTATGAATGTCGTTTTTGTTCAAAACTCTTTAAACGAGAAACGTCATTTCTAAGACATAATTGTAAAGAACGTCAACGTCATTTCGAAGCATCTACCGTTGAAGCGCAGACAGCTTTTACTCTGTTTAAACGGTGGATGCTATTAAAGCATAAACGTGATGTTAATTATGATTCGTTTAAATTGTCAAGATTTTATAATGCATTCTTAAAGTTTGCAAAATATTATAGACTTATCAATGGGTTATCACAACTTGATGAATTTTTATTGTTAATGATCAAACGCGATATTTCTCCAGCATATTGGTTAAATGAGCGAGTATTATCGTTTTATATAACGCAAATGGATCTTTCCACGCCAACCTCAAAAATCGGTAAATCTATTAAATCGATTATAAAGCTATGTAACGCATATGATTGCGAAACTTCAAACTTTTTCAATTATATTGAATTTGATGTAATGCTATCATTTATTAAACTTCATAAGTTGTCTCCTTGGGTGTTATTAAATAGTAAACAATTCATGGTATGGGTAGAGAACCTGACAGATGAGCAACAGTATATCATGGATAATATTATTGATAGTGAAAAATGGATTTATGTTTTTAAAGAAAATACAAAAACTGTCGATTTTGCTAAACAATGCGTCAAGGAACTTGAATTATGATTATTAATTGCCCTGAGTTTAATAAAAAATATACAGCAACGCAACACGATGATGCGATTTATATTCATCGCAAAGACAGCGATTATTGGAAAATATCAGAACAAAATGGCATTTATCGGCTTGTAGCATGGAATCGCAATTACAAATACGATGTGTATTTTGATAATTTTGATAATTTAATTAGCTACATTACAAAGTAGTTGATTTACATTTAGATTTAATTTATAATACATTCATAGATTAAATTAACAGGAGTTGTAAATGAAGGTAGTAGTATTATCAGGAGCTGGTATTAGTCAAGAATCTGGAATTAAAACTTTCAGAGATAGTAACGGTCTATGGGAAGAGCATGATATTCATGAAGTTGCTCACCCCGAAGGTTGGGAAAAAGATCGTACTCTAGTTAATCGATTCTATAATGCACGTCGTAAACAATTGCATGAATGTGTACCAAATGCTGCACATCATGCATTAGCGGAACTTGAAGATAAACATGATGTTACAATCATTACTCAAAACGTAGACGATTTACATGAACGTGGTGGTAGCTCAAACGTTGTACATTTACACGGTGAAATGTTTAAAGTACGAGACGAAGTTACTGGAGAGGTATATGAATGGAAGGACGATTTAAAAGATGACGATTTAAGTCGTAAAGGTAACCCGTTACGACCGCACGTTGTATGGTTTACTGAACCGGTACCTGCTATGGATTTAGCAATTGAGTTAGTAAACGAAGCTGATTTAATTTTAATTATTGGGACTTCATTAGAAGTATACCCTGCTGCAAATTTATATCGATATGCGAAACCTGATTGTGACATCCACGTGTTTAACATGGATGAATTATCTGAGTTTACTGCAGGTGAACAACATATCGGTAAAGCTGGTACCACGGTACCTAATTTCATTAAAACTTTGATTTAGAGGAAGTCAATCATGTTAGAAGTTGTAGGTTTAAGTTGGGCATTAATTATTTCGTATCCAACTATGGTATCACCACCAACGGTTGTTTATGTAGAGAGCGAAGCAGTATGTAAAAAAAATAGTGAGCATATCACTAAAAATATTATTCATTCAGTTGTCACCTGTATTCCTATTCGCGCAGATGTACCAGGTAAAAAATGAAAATTGTAGCTGAAACAGAATTTGGTAGTCATCTATATGGATTACAAACGCCAGCATCTGATCATGACTATAAAGGTATAATTCTACCTACTAAACAAGAAATTTTATTAGGTAGATCAAAATATCATTCATCGTCTACCACCGGTAATACTACAACAAAAAATACCTGCGATGATGTAGATAAAACTTATTACACTCTATCATACTTCATTGAGTTAGCTTGTAAAGGTGATACAACTGCAATGGATATGTTGCACGCACCGATGGATAAAGTAATAGTTAATTCTAATATTTGGAAATTTTTGCAAGATAACCGAACAAAGTTTTATACAAAGAATATGAAAGCTTATGTAGGTTATTGTCGTAAACAAGCTGCTAAGTATGGGATTAAAGGTTCACGTTTAGGTGAGTTAGAGCGCGTTATTAACAAGTTAAATGAGTATCCAATCAACCGTGGTATAGGTGATATCGTTATTGAAGAAAGTGATGTTGTACGTTGGATCGTTTATAAAGGTAATAGGTACCTCGAAGTATGCGGTAGCAAGTTTCAAGATAACCTAAAACTATCATACGCTAAGGAAACGTTAGAACAAATCTTTAGTCAATACGGTGAGCGTACAAGATTAGCAAAAATCAACCAGTCTATTGATTGGAAAGCTTTAAGTCATGCATTTAGAGTTGGATATCAAACGTTGCATATCTTAGAAGATGGTGGGTTTGAATACCCATTAAAAGAATCACCTTATTTGATGCAAATTAAAAAAGGTGAATTACATTTCTTAGATGTAGAGTTAGAACTAACTGAACTGGTTAATAAAGTTAACGAGTTAACTAAAACATCTAACTTACCTGATGATGTCGATAGAGTATTTTGGGATGAGTATATAGCTAAGATACATCTCGATACCGTTAACTATTGATTATCATCAAATAAAGAAGCCCTCGAAAGAGGGTTTTTCTTTGTCTCTTTGTTCCATTAACCGATAAATACTTTTAAAACAAAGGTGTTACCACAATGGAATATATCAAACTAATTGACGCTGTTGGCTTTCCAATCGCCGCTGCTTTAGCAGCTGGTTTCTTTGTGTTTATGTCAGTAAAATTTATACTATCAAACGTATCTGAAAGTGTCGATATGATTATCAGTATTCTAGAAGGTCTTGATAAACGTATTGATTACATGACAAACGATGTTAAGAGAATTGATATTAAAACGAGTTTAGAGTTAGGTGTTCGACCTGATTATAATCTTATTGTCCGTTCTAAACCTGAAGATATACGGAAGGATTAATGGACTATGATATTGATAAAATCGCTGAATTAGTCGCTAAGCACGGCTTTCCTATTGTATCTGCTATAGGTATGGCATGGTTTGTATATTATGTATGGGTATGGGCTACAACCGACATCAAACCGAAACTAACACAAACCCATACATCTGTAATTGATTTGCTAGATAGAATTCGAAAATTAGATTTGGACATTTGCAGATTACACGAAAAAGTCGACGTTGCTATACAGTTTAGACACAAATATGAACCGCGTCAACCTGACAATCAAGATTCAGAAAAATCAAACTAACCATAAAAGTGCATTATAAATAACCATTTTCGATACGGTTATCTAAATACACGTATATGTTTACCACTAAATAAACAAATACATATAAATTTCAAACCCGGGAGTTTTAAATGAACGAAATTTTAAAAAAATTACTTGAATCAGAAATTTTATCTGATGAAAGTAAACTGGAGCTAACGGAAGCATTTGACGCTCATATTGCTGAAGTTGTAGAAGAAGCGAAAGCGAATGCAATCGCTGACACTAAAGTTGAATTGCATGAGCAATTTGCTCAACAAAAAGAACAATTAATTGAAGCTGTTGATAAAACAATTAATGAATTCATTATTGCTGAATTCGCTACATTAAAAGATGACATTAAAGCTTTCCGTGATTTAGAAGCAGAAAAAGCAATCGAATTAGCAAAAGAAAAACAACAATTAGGCAAAACTTTAAAAGAAGATATGTCAAAATTGGTTGCTAAACTTGACTCATTCTTAGAAGAACGCTTTGTAGCTGAATTCAAAGAAATGCGTGAAGATTTAATGGAAGCTAAAAAAGCTGACGTTGGTAGACGTATGGTTGAAGCTTTTGCTCATGAATATCGTAAATATTGCGTTAATCCAAATGAGATTGAACGTGAATTGAACGAAGCAAAAATTAAACTCAATACATTATCTAAAAAATACAAAAACGTTAAAAAACAAAAAGAAGATTTGTATCGCAAAGTACGCGTTGAATCTGTTTTATCACCTTTGAGTGGTTCAAAACGCGATTTAATGGATAGTATTTTATCTTCTGTTGCTACAGAAAAATTAGAAGAAGCATACAAATTGTATTTGCCACGTGTTTTGAAAGAAGGTTCTGATGTAGTTGTTGAACCAAGCAAAGCAATCAATGAAGCTATTGAAGAAATCAATGCTAAATTAAAAGATGTTAATAATACACACATCGTAACTGGTGATACAAGTGCGCCACGTATCGATGAAAGTGCTGAACAAACAAAATCGGTTATCAGTGATATGACACGCTTAGCTGGTATTCGATAAACCGCTTTAGTATTTTCTTATAAATACAAATAATTACAAAATTTAACGGAGTTATATAATGAAAGAATTAGTTGAAAATTGGGGCGAGGTTAAGTCGGCGCTTTTGCACGGTTTGAGTGCACAAAAACAAGCGATCGTTGCACCTTTATTGGAAAACCAAAAAGCACAAATGTTATCTGAAACCGCATCTGCTGGTTCTGTAGATACATCTGCAATCGCTGGTTTCCGTAAAATCATGTTACCAATGATCCGCCGTGTTATTCCAAACTCAATCGGTACAGAATTAGTTGGTGTTCAACCAATGACTGGTCCAGTTGGTCTTATCTATTCAATGCGTTATACATATAACGAAGCTGTAACTGCACAAGCAGCTGCATCTACAGCATTGACATTTGATGCTGTTACCGGTAAATATGTTTCTGGTGGTATGGATGGTGGTGTTGCAAACATCAATCCTGTTACTGACCCTGAAGCATTTGGTAACTACAACATGATTCGTAGATTCTATTCAGGTGCTACATCAACAGGTGCTCAAGCTGCTGGTGCATCTGGTTTTGCTCAAGGTACTATTGCTAATATTACTGGCGATGCTACTGGCGCTGGTTGGGGCTCTGCATTAGACGCTTCTACAGTTGCTTTAAACGGTGCGGGCGGTTCATTATACGGTGGTGGCGGTTCATTCTTAGAAGGTTCAGGTGGCCGTAAAATGGGTTTGCAAGTTGTTTCACAAGCAGTTGAAGCAAAATCACGTAAATTGCAAGCTAGCTGGACTGTTGAAGCTATGCAAGATCTTCAAAACCAACACGGTTTAGATATCGAAAATGAATTGACATCTGTATTGTCACAAGAAATTACACAAGAAATTGACAACGAAATCATCACTGATTTGTTATCACTTGCTGGTACAGTTTCAACATTTGACGGTTCAGTTCCTGCTGCAGCTGGTTATTACAAACCAACTTTCGTTGGTGATCGTTTAGCTAACTTAGGTGTTCAAATCAACTTCGTAGCTAACGAGATTGCACGTAAAACACGTAAAGGTGCTGGTAACTTCATCGTTGTTTCACCAATGATCGTATCAGTATTACAAACAGCTGCTAAATCAGTATTTGCTCCTGCTGTTGAAGGTTCTTTCCAAGGTCCTAACAACACTAAATTAGTAGGTACTTTGAACGGTTCTATCAAAGTTTACTCATACTTGTACAATTCTGCATTACCAACAGATATCTATAACACTACCAACACACCAACACAAGGTTTTGGTACAGGTAATGACTTGATCTTAGTTGGTTATAAAGGTGGTAATGGCGAAACCGATACTGGTTACTTCTACTGCCCATACATTCCATTGATGTCTTCTGGTACAATTATGAACCCTGTTACTACACAACCAGTTATCTCATTGATGACTCGTTATGGTAAAGGTATCTTAAATGACAGAACTACATCGTTAGGCAACTCAGCTGATTACTACGGTAAAATTGCTGTTAAAAGCTTAAGCTTGCTATAATCGTTAGATTTAGCAATAAAGACCCTAGCTTAGGCTAGGGTTTTTTTTGTTCAATTGAATCTCAAAAATCTATATTCAAATAAATATATAAAATAACAAATTTGAATAGGATACTTTAATGAAAAAAGCTTTATCAGTTGCTATCAACAAATATGTAGGTGCACCATTGCGTGGGTGTATTAACGATAGTAACCATATTAAATCATGGCTTGAAACAAAGGAATATGAAGTTGTAACTCTTCACGATGATCAAGCAATTAAACAAAATATAATTAACAACCTAACAGAAATTTTAGGTACATTAACACCGGACGACCAATTTATATTCCATTATTCCGGTCATGGGTCTCAAATACCGACCAATGACGTTAATGAAGAAGATCATTTAACTGAAATATTATGTCCATTTGATCTTATCGATGCTACCGGTAATTGGACATCAAATTATATTACTGATGATGAACTTGCTTCAATTTTTTCTAAAGCATCCTGCAAAATAGAATGTTTTATGGATTGCTGTCACTCAGGTTCATCTACTAGAGAGTTTAGACCGAATATTGCATCCAGATATATTCAATCTCCTATTGAAAAAGAATTAACGATTACGAAATTTGAGCTAGGTCCAAAAAGTTCTGTAATTTGTTGGTCAGGATGTAAAGATGATCAAACATCTGCTGATGCATATATCAATGAAAAATACCAAGGTGCATTCACCGCAGCATTACTTCAAACATCTGGTTCACGCGACCAAAGAAAATACAACATTGTTGAATATATGAGAACAAATGGATTTACCCAAATTCCTCAATTATATTGCCCTGGTGAATTTTTAGCTAAAGATATTTTTATCTAAAGTGTTAATCAATGTCCATAGATAAATACTTTATTTGCAATTAGTTTAGGAGTGTTACTATGTTGCCACAGGGTAACGATAATCAAACAGTAATAGAGGTGGATGCAAGTGTGCAACCACATAAACACTATGCAAGCGATATTATTAACATACAATCAAGACTTGATGGTGTACTCAGCCAAATCAAAGGTCGAGTTCCAACTGAAGGTGATACATTAGAAAAACTGTACAATTTATTAATATCTAGTACTGTTGAAATTATTGTACCTAATATTGAAGCTAGAGACGCATTAGATATTCAAAATACGTTTACAAATGTATTTGTATTAGGTGATGATAGCTGGGAATTATATAAAGCAACTTCAATTGGGACTAACGCGTCGTTTGTTAAATTATCTGATTCAACAATCATTAATAATATTATAGGTGCCGATGTTTTAACCAAAAATATGTTACCTACAGGTAATATATCAAATAGCGATCAATTAGTTCTTGGAAACGATTCAAGGTTAATGGATAGTAGATACCCTCTACCTCATAAACATAATATATCAAGTTTAACAGGGGTTGATTCATTAATTGATACTAAAATTAATAGCAAATTATCTAATGTTAATGTAGGTGTATTATCGATTAATTCAAAAACTGGTGATGTAGATATACAAAAAACAGATGTCGGGTTAGGTAATGTCGATAATACTGCTGATATTAACAAGCCGCTGAGTACTGCTCAAATAGCTGAATTAAATAGAAAAATTGACGTAAAATATTTTCCAAAATTTACGACAGCATCTGAAACCGAACTTGTACTAGGTAGTGATCCGAGATTATCAGATAGTCGATATCCTAAACAACATACACATGTGCTGCAGGATATCAATAACTTTAGTTCAAGCTTACAGAACATTTTAGTGAATTTGTTTGACGTAACTGATATTACCGTTAACTCTATTAATGGTCGCAAGGGTGCTGTATCGTTAACTGCTACAGATGTAGGTTTAAAATATGTAGATAATACTCCTGATATTGATAAACCTATAAGTAGACCACAACAAGCTGAATTAAATTTAAAAATTAATAAGAGTCTATTACCAGTAGCAAACATAGCTGAATATGATCAGTTAGTAATGGGTAGTGATCCACGTCTTAACAATGCAAGACACCCACTACCACATACAACCGACTCTATTACAGATTTTAATGAATCAGTTACAGCGTTATCAAAATCTGTATTCGGTGCATTAGTTAATTTAGATGAATTGAAAGTTGCAGATATTCCTTCGCTAGTACCAGGTACATATTCAAAAATAACTATCAATTCAAAAGGTCAAGTTACCGAAGGTATTAACACTTCTAGTATACGTGATTTAGGAATTGAAGATGTATACACTAAACCAGAATTAGATTTAAAATTATCTAGGTTCGACATTGATAATCCAACTACACCAGGTAGTTTTGTAACTGTCAACGAGTTTGGTAAAATACCTGATGTTGTTTTACCTGACGCAATACAAACATTTACACACACTGGATATTTCCCTCATATTGGAAGTAAGAATGCACTATACGTTGATGAGTCACATAACACTCTGTACGCATTCACCGGTACCGAATATGTTCCTGTTTCTACTCAACAAGAAACAAATTCTATAGACTTACCTAAATTTGCTAGCGTTGCTACATCTGGAGATTACAATGATTTATCTAATATTCCAAATTTAGCTAAAGTAGCTAGTACTGCAAACTATTACGATTTGAATGATATTCCTGCGTTATCAAAAGTAGCATCATCAGGTGATTATCGTGACCTAACTCATCGTCCAACATTTGCAAAAATTACTACGACCGGGTCATATAATGATTTAAATGATCGTCCTACGTTTCAGGATGTAGCTCTATCGGGTTCATATTTAGATTTACACAATAGACCTGATTTTACAACTGTAGCTTACACTGGAAACTATAACGATTTAACAGAGATACCTGATTTAAATCAATTCATTACAAAAACCGATAGTGTATTTACACAAACAAAAACATTAAATTTTGTAGGGTACCTTAAACCTGTTACAGGTAGTTCAAGATGGTACCCTGAACGCAATATCACATTACTGTACGCATATTTGACGGTATCTGAACCATCATCAAACAATATACTATGTGATTTGAATATGAATTCTAGTTCAATATCTAATATTACAATGGTCGTACCTCAGAACAAATTTAAAAGTATTAGATATGATTTTAATGTTAATGTATCAGAAGATGATTACTTAACATTAGATATTATTCAAGCTGTTGACGGTCGCAATTTAGCATTAACTATTGTTTATAGGTAAACTAATATATGGAAGATATTGTTGAGTTTTGGGGAGATGTCGGTGATTCAGATTCCCAAGATATAATTGAATATTGGGATTAAACACTTCATACAGAAAGGCTGATATTTTATCAGCCTTTCCACTATTATTCTAACGATAAATAATATATCCGCGAACAACTACACAGTTGATATTCAATACAAATTCAGGAGTTTTAATATATGTTGTCAGATGGCGTACGATACCTCGAAGGATCATCGATTGTAAATCTGGTTTTACCAAATTTTGAAGCAGATGATAAAGTAAATATTCAATCTCCTGATCCAGGCGAAATTATTTACCAAACCACCGGTACTAAGGGTGTATATTATTACACTGGTTCATCGTGGGTAAGATTACGAGCTTCATCTGACGGTCAAACAATTGCGATTTCTGATTTACCAGCATTCACAGGCGATGTTGAGTCTTTACCAGGAACAAACGTACTCACACTGAATAATATTACAACTGCTGGTAGCTATACGAAAGTTTCCGTAGATGCAAAGGGACGAGTTATTTCAGGTACATCTCCAACAATACTTAGTGAATTGGGTATTACTGACGTATACACTAAATCATATATTGACAGTTTACAAACTGTTAAATCGATAAACGGTAAATCTGGGATAATTCTTAAATTAGATGTAACAGATATTAACGGTTTAGCATCTAGTGCTACAATAGATACCACGAACGCGAGTAACATCACATCCGGTACACTACAACGAGCACGACTACCGTTATATACCGGTGATGTCATTAGCTCAGCGCTTACATCAGATTTAATTTTAAAATCTGTTGTATCGGCAGGTACATACAATAAAGTTCAAGTTAACACTAAAGGTTTAGTTGTCAGTGGTACACAAGAATCTACGTTAGCAGGTCTAGGTATCACAGACGCCGTTGGCGCGAGTATGCTACCTCGAGGTAATGCAACACCAGCTCAATTGGTTCTGGGTAACGATACACGTTTAACAGACGCGAGAACACCAAAAGAACACACCCATACAGTTGATCAAATTGTTTCATTAGATGAAACTATATCTAATGCTATAGATTTAGCGCAATCGACCACAAACTCTCAACTTGCACTTAAAGAAGATAAAATCAATAAAGGTGCTGCAGGTGGATATGTTGGTTTGAACGCTGAGCAAAAAATTGATAGTATTTACTTACCTTCATTAACATTGAATAATGTATTCACAGCGACAACACTTGAGCAGCGAAATGCCTTAACCGCTAATAAATCTGATATAGCTATCGTAGCCGGTAGCATTAATAAAACATTTATATTGCAACAATTACCTGCTAGCGATAGTAACAATTGGCTTGAAATGTTAAACCCTACTGGTGGTGTTACATCTGTCAATGCGCAGACAGGTGCAGTTTCAATATCATTAGCGTCATTACCAGGTGTATTAAATCTTACATCATTTCCTAATTCTGGAGTTGCAGCTGGGTTATACAATTCTATATCAGTTGATGTAAAGGGTAGAGTTACATCAGGTACATTTGCACCGGTATATAATAAAGATGAAATCGATACTAAATTATCATCTAAGTTAGATACTATCACAGCTAACGTTGCAAACGGTTACGCATCTCTTGATAATCAGGGAAAACTTAACCCGTCGGTTTTATCTAATATTGCGTTAAACAATAGATACGTGGTACCTTCACTTCAAGCTAGAAATGAGCTAGTAGCAGCTGTTGGCGATATTGTTATTGTTACAGGCAATATTAATAAAACGTACGTACTTAATGTGTTACCTACAAGCAGTAACACAAACTGGCTAGAACTTTTATCATCTACAGGAAGTGTAACATCAGTAAACGGGTATGATGGATCTATTAATTTATCGTTATCTGATATTCCTGGCGTGTTACCTATTAGTTCATTTCCTGTTGTTAGTGGTGATGTGTTATCTCAAGAAGGTACTGCTGTAATTAGACTGAAAGATATCACGACAGAAGGTACTTATTCTAAAGTAACGGTTAATTCAAAAGGTCTAGTAGTTAGTGGAGAATTAACAGATGCATCGAGTTTAGATGCTACCAACATAACACAAGGCACGTTAAGTGATGCTAGATTAAGCTCTAATGTGGTTTTATCAACAGATCAACGACTCATCAATGCAAGAGCTCCATTACCGCATACTACAGACGCTATTACTAATTTTACAGCTGCTGTACAAGGTGTAGTAAATACTTCTGTCGCTGATTTAGGAAATATAGTTCATACTGTTAACGGTGAGTACGGTGATGTAAATATTACCAAGACCTCAATTGGTCTTAACCACATTGATAACACTGCTGACATAAACAAACCAGTGAGTGCAGCGGTTGCAGCTGAATTAGCATTAAAGGAAACACCAACAAATAAAGGAACTGCCGGCGGTTACGTTGGATTAAATTCAAGTACCAAAATTGATAGTATATACTTACCAGCTCTACCTTTATCAAACCGGTTTGTTGTTGAAAGTTTATCAGAGCGTAATGCACTAACGGTATCAGTAGGAGATATTGTTGTCGTAGCTGACGGTGTTAATAATTCATACATTCTTAACGCACTACCATCGACGTCTGATAGTAACTGGATTCAATTACTTACACCAGCTAGCGCAGTTACCTCAGTAAATGGGAACGTAGGTGAGATCATATTAGACCATGATAATATTCCCGGTATAGTACCAACTTCAAAACTACCGGCATTCACAGGTGACGCTATTTCGTCTACTGGGTCTAATATATTGTCGTTAACAACATCCGGAGTATCACCAGGTACATACAATTCTGTAACTGTTGATGCAAAAGGTCGAGTAACCGCTGGTTCAAATATTAATTCAGGATCATCAAGTTTCGAATCAGGTAACGCTAGCTTATTAAATGTTGGACAGTTACCAGTTGCAAGGTTACCAGCTTTCACAGGAGATGTTGGAGCGCCAGCTGGTACAGGTCAGCTATATTTGTCAGCTACCGGTGTTGTTGCTGGAACTTATAATTCTGTTACAGTTGATGTTAAAGGACGTGTATTATCTGGGACTAACATATCGATCGATGTATCGAATGCGGCAAATTTAACTGTAGGTACCCTAAACAAACAAAGACTACCAGCTTTCACTGGAGATGTAGTATCTCCAATTGGTACCGGTAACCTAACGCTAACCAATACAGGTGTATCAGCTGGTACCTACAATTCAGTAACCGTAGATACGAAGGGACGTGTATTATCAGGTGTAAATACATCAATGTACTCTTCAACCGAGGTTGATGCAAAACTAACAGCAAAAATAGATGCATCGAAAATTAATTCACCTAATGGTGTAGTAGGATTAAACGCTAATAGTAAAATTAATCCAGCTTACTTACCAGCGGTAGCAATAAACAACAGATATGTATGTGAGACCTTAAACCAACGTAACTTATTAAACGTTGTCATCGGTGATATCGTTATAGTAGCTGGATCGACAAATAAATCGTATATATTAAATGCGTTACCCGCTGATACTAACGAAAATTGGTTAGAAATATTAAACCCAACAGGTGGTGTACAATCATTTAACGGTACGGTAGGTGAAATTCTCTTTTCAGCAAACGACCTAACAGGGACCGTACAACCAGGTACATTACCACCATTCGTAGGTGATGTATCATCTGCTGGTGGCACCAATCAACTAACACTACGTACAGTTGTACAACCTGGTACGTACAATCGAATTACGGTTAATGAAAAGGGTTTAGTTGTTGATGGTCACACTGTTAATTACGCAGCTGATGCAACCCAAATCACTGAAGGTACATTAGCTGATGCAAGATTAAGTTCAAATGTAGTGCTTACTAATGATGTACGCTTATCAGATCACCGTATACCACTACCACATACAACGGATGTTATTACGGATTTTGAAGCTGCTGTTACCGATATAATATCAACATCTATGGTAACTTCAGCAAATAGTGTAACATCTGTTAACAGTAGATTAGGCGATATAGTACTTTCCAAAGCAGATGTAAATTTATCAAACGTTGATAACACATCTGATGCTAATAAACCCGTTAGTACAGCTGCCCTAGCAATGTTATCTCTTAAAGAAGATAAATCGCGTAAAAACGTCGCTGGTGGATATGTAGGGTTAAATGACTCTGGTAAAATTGATACCAGTTTATTACCAGCAATGGCAATTAATTCGAGATTTGCAGTATCAACATTAGTACAAAGAAACGCACTATCAGCAACCGTCGGCGATATTGCAATAGTAGCTGGTGTAATCAACAAATCATATATATTAAATGAATTACCTCCAAGTGTTAATAATAATTGGATGGAGTTACTTGCACCTACTGGAAGTGTAACAGCAGTTAATAACCAAACAGGTAACGTTGAAATATCATTAGCTAATATTTCAGGTAACTTACCTGTAACTAAAATGCCTGCACTATCAGGAGATATTAGTTCAATATCAGGTACCGGGACTCTCACATTAGTTAATACAGGTGTTGCAGCTGGAACATACAACACGGTTACAGTTGATAAAAAGGGACGTGTAATATCAGGTACATTAACATCAAGTGTTAATAATGCAACAACCTTAAACGCTAATAATTTAACATTAGGTACTGTACCAATTGGTAGATTACCTGCGTTGATTGGTGATGTTGTTACAACTATTGGCAGTAATATCACTACATTATCTAATACCGGTGTTGAACCAGGTACATATACATCTGTCACAGTCGATAATAAAGGTCGAGTTATAGCGGGTACAGTATCTACATCAAGTGCAACAGACGCATCCAACTTAACATCGGGTACTGTACCAATCAGTCGGTTACCTGCTTTCATAGGTGATGTAACGTCTACGGTTGGAACAAATTCATTAGTATTAAACGCTACAGGTGTTGCGCCTGGAATATACAATTCCGTTACAGTAGATCGAAAAGGTCGTGTTACCGCAGGTACATCTACGTCAATTTACTCATCTAATGAAATTGATGTAAAATTACAAACTAAATTAGATACTAATAAACTCAACCAACCAAACGGGTATGTAGGGTTAAACACCAATAGTAAAATTGACCTACAATATTTACCATCTATCACACTCAATGAAAATTACGTTGTTAATGACTTAATTGAACGTAATGCAACATCAGCAAGTGTAGGTGACATTGCTATTGTTTTAGGTTACGTGAATTCGTCCTTTATGCTTACAGCTTTACCTGCATCAGACGATAACAATTGGGTTGAACTATTAAATCCAAGCGGTGGTGTATTAGCAGTTAACGGTAGCACAGGAACTGTGTCAATAACCCTAGCTAATATACCTGGTGTACTTCCTGCAAATAAACTTCCGGTACTCACAGGTGATGTTAGTTCTGTTAACGATGTAGTTTCTTTATCATCTACTGGTGTATCACCTGGTGCATATAATTTAGTCACCGTGGATGCTAAAGGTCGAGTTACACAAGGTAATAATGCAACTACAGCTGCTGGGTTAGGAATCACTGACGTTGTAAACGTTAATATGTTGCCTAGTGGTGATGCAACATCATCTCAGCTTGTTAAAGGTAACGATAGTCGGTTAACAGATTCTCGGAATCCAACATCACACGTTCATATTTCAAGTGAAATTTCTGATCTAGAAGATGCAATTACATCAGCTATAAACAATTTAAAAGATGGTGTTGATACACAAGCTGATACACTTAAAAAATTATATGAGCTCATAATAGCTGGTACAACCGAAATTATAGTACCAAATATTACAGCAAGGAATGCATTGGTAATATCTAATACCAAAACAAACGTGTTTGTTCAAGATGATGGTGATGGACAGTGGGCATTATATAAAGCTGTTACTCTAGGTGTTAACGCTACCTACGTTAAATTATCAGATCCTACTATAATCAACGATATCGTCGGGTTTAGCGCAGAATCATCAGCTAATAAAGATGCAGATAACACGTTGTCATCAAACAGTGATGTTAAGTATCCAACACAGAAAGCTGTAAAATCATATGTTGATACTGTAACCGCTACAAAAGTTGATGGGTACGCTTTATCTACGCTATTATCTGAAAAAGCAAGTTTGTTATATGTTAATAACAGTCTCGATTCAAAAGCTAGCGTTGAATACGTAGATACCGCATTAACTTCTAAACTCAACACCTCGTTATTACCTGTAAATGATAATGCATCTGTTTATCAAATTGTAATGGGTAACGATACTAGACTATCTGATGCACGTGCACCTCTCCCTCACACTACGTCATTGATAACTAATTTTGATACATCTGTATCTAATTTAATTGCAGATTCAGTTGAATCAGCTATGTTGAGTTATGCAGGTGGTGTTACATCGATTAACAGTCTAACAGGTGACGTAACATTCAATGCTGCTTCAATAGGTTTATCAAATGTTGATGATACATCTGACATCAATAAACCTGTAAGCACAGCTGTCGCGGTAGCATTAGGTAGTAAAGAGTCAATAACTAATAAAAACATTGCTGGTGGATACGTAGGGCTTAACAACCAAGGTAAAATTGATTCTAATTACATACCTTCAATGTCCATCAACACAAAATATGTACGTGAAACATTAGCTGAACGTAATGCGGTGTCAACTGCAAATATTGGCGATATTGTAGTGGTGACAGGACTTGTAAACTCTACATATATATTATCCGCGTTACCTCCAAGTGTTGATAATAATTGGTTCGAGTTAACTAATACGTTAGGTGGTGTAAATACAATTAACGGAATGTCAGGTACGGTATCATTATCGTTATCATCATTACCAGGTACCCTACCAGCTGCTAAATTCCCAGCATTCACTGGAGATGTAACATCAGTAGTTGGATCTAATGTACTTTCGTTAGCTGTTACTGGTGTTGCTCCAGGTACATACAATTCTGTAACAGTTGATGCAAAAGGTAGAGTAACTGCTGCTGATGTGGTTTCAACAACTACTGTGAATGCAAGTTTATTAACAACAGGAACATTAGCTAAAGAGCGTTTACCTGCTTTCGCAGGTGATGTAACAGCATCGCCAGGTACAGGTACATTATCATTGAAACCGTCAGGTGTCTCAGCTGGTACATATAACTCTGTAACAGTTGATGCAAAAGGTAGAGTAACCGCAGGTTCAATAATATCTGTTGGATCTTCTAATGCGAGTGATTTAACAAATGGTGTTCTACCTGTTGGACGTTTACCAGCATTCACAGGTGATGTTACTTCACAACCTAGTACAAATAGCTTAGTGCTATCTAATACTGGCGTAGTAGCAGATACATATAATTCTGTTACCGTTGATAGAAAGGGACGAGTATTATCTGGTTCAAAAATTCCATCATATACCGCTGCACAGATTGATTCAGCTTTATTTACAAAACTAGATATAACAAAAGCTAATCAACCAGACGGGTATGTGAGTTTAGATTCAAACTCAAAGATAGATCAAGCATTCTTACCATCGATAACGTTAAACAACCGTCACGTTGTAACTACGTTAACCGAACGTAACGCACTGGTCGCTAACGTCGGTGATGTTGCAATAATAGCTGGTGAGATTAACAAAACCTACGTTTTAAATCTATTACCAGTGAGCATAGATGACAATTGGTTGGAATTGGTTAACCCAGTAGAAACTGTTACGTCTTTGAATGGTCTCACAGGTGTTGTTTCGTTGACAGCTGGTGACTTAACTGGTACCCTGGATCATAGCGTACTACCTGCATTTGAAGGTGATGTGAATTCAGTTGAGGGGTCCAATATTCTTAACTTAAGTAACAGTGGTGTTACATTAGGTACATATAACACTGTTACAGTTAATGCAAAAGGTATAGTAACCTCTGCGTATAACGCATCTACAATTGAACAATTAGGTTTAGAAAACGTATATAATAAAATTGAAATTGCAAATTTATTACATTCGAAACACGATGATAGTAGTGAACTGAATGCATCTAAGCTCACGTCAGGTACTGTATCATCAACCGTATTACAAGATGTTGTAGAATCTGGAACATATTTAACAGTTACTGTCGATACCAAGGGTCGAGTGATCGGTGGCGTGACTTCAACGAACACTGCTGCACCAGGTCAAGTATTTGTATCATTAGATGCACAAACAGGTGAATGGCAAGATGTACCATCAGGTACTAATGCAAGTTCACTTGTAACAGGTACTATTAGCGTTGATCGTTTACCGGTATCAGGTGCAGCTGCAGGTAACTATGGTACAGTTACCATTGATAGTAAAGGTCGTGTAACTGGAGGGGTGTCATCAACTAATACTGCTAGTGCCGGTCAAGTATTTGTAGCTTCTAATTCAACCGTAGGTACTTGGGTAGATGTTCCATCAAGTACAGATGCAGGTACACTAACAGAAGGTGAATTAGATCCTAATCGACTTCCAAATACAGGTATATCAGCTGGTACGTACGATATGGTATCTGTAGATACAAAGGGACGAGTTGTTGGAGCAGCCGTAACGAACAAGCTCCCAGTAAGTGTATACAGAAGAAACAAAACTACAACGGACCATTTAGTAACTGTACAGATGGGTGAAACAGGATTCGATGTACTACCTATATCAGTATATAAACGAAACACTGTAATTTCATCTTACAATATTATAGTGTAAAAATACACATTAAATATAAGTTACAACCAAATAAATGAACGGAGAATTTAATAATGAATTTTGACGGTATCAAGCTCGTTGAGGGATCAGCTAACTACAATATTGTAGCTACGACTCTAACACAGTCTCAACGACAATCCTTGCAAACCCTTGAACTAGGTGAAATTATATATGTTACAGATGGAACTGCCCCAGGTATACAAGTGTATAACGGTTCCGGATGGAGTAATTTATCATTAGTGACAGCTACAAATACTTCAGTTACACCTACCGGTGGTATATCAGCAACTAATGTTCAATCTGCGTTAGCAGAACTAGATACAGAAAAAGCATCTGCAAGCTCATTATCAACTGTTGCAGTATCTGGTCTATATGCTGATTTATCAAATAAACCTGATTTAGCTTTAAAAGCTGACTTAGTAAACGGTAAAGTCCCATCATCGCAAATACCAGATTCAGTATTAGGTCAACTTGAATACCAAGGTGTTTGGGATATGTCTGTTGCTATGCTACCCGCCGCTCCAGAAAATAAAGGACATTATTATGTAGCCAATGCGGCAGGTAATGGCTATAATGTCGGTGATTGGGCTGTAAGTAACGGTATGACTTGGGATAAAGTAGATAATACTGACTCTGTTTTCTCGGTCAACGGGTATACTGGAACTGTAACTATTACAAAAACTGATATAGGTTTAGGGAACGTTAATAATACGTCAGACGCAAATAAACCAATTAGTACCGCTGCACAAACAGCATTAGATCTTAAAGCTAATCTAGCTGGCGCTTCATTTACAGGAAATGTTGGTACCTCAGGTACAATATCGGATGGCATAGGTAATGTTCGAGCTATTCCTCAAAATCTACAATCAGCAGCGTACACATTAGTCGCATCAGATGCTGGTAAACATATTAATCTTACGACAGGCGGAGTAACAATACCTGCAGGTGTATTTGCTATTGGAGACTGTATCATTATTTACAATGATAGTTCGACAACTCAAACGATAACTTGTACAGCTGTTACTGCGTACGTTAGTGGTACTAATGCAGTAAAATCTACGGTTATTTTAGCAGCTAGAGGGTTAGCGACGTTAATGTTTAACAGATTAACAGATGTAGTTATCTCAGGTGACGTTACCTAATGTATCAGGTATATAAATAAAACGATGTTATATAATTAAATCAGGAGCTATACAATGTTAGCAGATGGCTACCAATTAGCAGAAGGTACCTCAATAACCAATTTGGTACTAACCAACGTTACCGAAATTCAAAAACTAGCTTTACCTACACCTAGCATAGGTGAAATCGTATATCAAACTAATAACAATAACGGGGTATACGTTTATACAGGTACTGAATGGGTTAAGACCGCAACCGGTAGTGGTAATTTAACTTTACCCGCTTTTACTGGAGATATTGTATCAGATGTCGGGTCAAACGTACTACGATTATCCAATATTACAACCGCAGGTACATACACTAAAGTAACAGTTGATGCTAAAGGTCGTATATACTCAGGGCTATCACCAACACTAATAGCTGGGTTGGGTATTACGGACGTATATACAAAAACTGAAATAGACACTCAAATGAGAGTAACATCTATTAACGGTAAAAAAGGAGTAATATCTAAATTAGCTCCCACAGATATCAGTGGACTTTCCGCAAGTGCTACAACTGATACTACGAATGCAGCAAATATTAGTACCGGTGTATTATCTCCAGCTAGAATGCCAGTGTTTACAGGTGATCTTCTCAACTCCCGCGATGATACATCCGTTGTATTGAGATCTATTACATCTAGTGGTACCTATAATAAAGTATCTGTTAATTCAAAAGGTTTAGTCACCAGTGGATCTGTTGAAACAACGTTGGCTGGATTAGGTATAACAGACGGTGTTAGCTCCAGTATGTTACCATCAGGTAACGCAACTACCTCACAATTAGTAAGAGGTAACGATACACGGTTAAATGATGCAAGACCACCTACAGCACATACACATTACGCTACCGACGTCGTCGACTTATCATCCTTGATAATTGATTCTATTTCGACAGCTATACAAAATAATAATGACGCTCTTAGAAATGGTGTATCATCCAATGGAGATACATTAAGAAAATTATATGATTTGATTACTGCAGGTACAATTCAAATTCCGGTACCTAATATTGCTGCAAGAGATGAATTGAATATTACCTCGATGTCTGTAACAGTATTTGTTGAAAATGATACGAATGGTGCATGGGCTGTATATAAGCCTACGTCACTCGGTATCAATGCAAATTATATGAAGCTTACCGATAAAGCTAGTTTAACTACTGCTACCGGTACATCTGTAGAAATCGTAGCAAATAAAGATACAGATGGTACGTTTAGTATGAATAGCGATATTCGGTACCCCTCTCAACGCGCTGTAAAAACTTACATTGATAACCGTATACGAGCAGCTGGACCGCAAACAACTGGAGCTATAGCATCTAGTGTTCATTCTATCAATGGTTATACACCAGATTTAACCGGTGATGTCGTTTTACCAAACGTTTTATCAATTAACGGGTATAGTCCTAATGTTAACGGGTATGTATCAATACCTATCATTGAATCTATCAACGGATTGTCTCCAGATATTAACGGTGATATTACACTATCAAGTATTCTAGCTATTAATGGTTTCGTTCCAGATGGTACTGGTAGCATTAATTTTGATTATATATCTAGTATCAATGGACGTACCGGAACTATTAGTAAAATCTTACCTGGTGATACGAGTGGGATTTTCAACTCATCTACCGGAAAAGTTCTTTCATCGTTGATGCCTGCTTTTTCAGGAGATGCTACATCTAATCCTGGGACTACGACACTAACCTTAAAAGATATGCCTAATTTATCAGCTGGTATATACAATGCGGTATCCGTTGATACCAAGGGTCGTGTTGTAGCTGGGCAATTTGTCAATTATGTAACATCTGATGCTAGCACGTTACAGTCCGGTACTATTAGCGGTGAACGATTACCCGCATTCTATGGTGATATCACAACCGATGGTAGTACAGCTGAATTACGATTAACCCCTGTACCAAACTTAACACCTGGTACATATAATAGTGTGTCTGTAGATAATAAAGGTCGGGTCACACAAGGTGGTGTATTGGATACACTACCTGTAACCGTTGTTCGTCGTGGTAGACCTAATGTATCGTACAATATACCTATTGGAAATTTAGCAGGTTATGATTCTCTACCACTGATAGTAAGACGTCGCAATGGGTCTATTATGAATTATACTGTACCAACTAACTTATAAGGAGTTTAATATATGGCAGAGGCCCTAAGCTTGATCGAAGGATCTGTAAATGCAAATTTAGTATTTACAAATGTAACCAAAATACAGAAAGAAGCGTTAATTAATTTAGAAAAAGGTGAAACTGTTTATCAAACAGATGGATCGCCAAGCTTACAACTATATAACGGAACACAGTGGATTGCTATTGACGCAAAAAACGTGGTTGAGTATTCTGACAGTTCTGGTTTCCCTGCAGTTGGTAGTACTAACACGTTATATATCGACAAAACAAAAAATCTGGTGTACCGTTGGTCAAATTCTCAATACGTAAACATGTCATCTGGGTATGGTAAAGTTGGGTATGCTGGATTAATTGGTAACGGTGGTGTATCAAGTTTACCTATACCAACCGTAGATATAAAAGGTGTGTATTATGTAGCATCGTCATCAATCACATCTCAAAATATTTCACTAAAAAGTGGTGACTGGGCAGTATGTAATGGTACGTCATGGGATAAAATTAACAACAATAATGCAGTTGTAACTGTAAATAGTGTATCTCCTGATATTAGTGGTAACGTCATGTTAACTGCTAATGATATCTCAGGCATTCCAGGTCTATATCAAAATACATTCATCGGTAACCAAACAGCACCAATATTTGTATCTACTGTGACAACCGGTACAGCACCATTCACCATTAATTCTACCACGGTTGTACCAAATTTAAACGTAAATTTGATAAACGGTGTGACGGTTTCAGGTACAGCAACCTTAGGACATGCGTTAATAGCTACCAGTGGTACTCAAGCTACTTGGCAAACCTTAGAATCAAAAGCTGATCTTGTTAATGGAAAAATACCTACTGCTCAATTACCTGATTCGATAGCTGGACAACTACATTATCTAGGTGTACGAAATATGTCAACCGCTTTACCAGCTGCTGCTGGATTAGCTGGAGGGTATTATATAACATCAGTAGCTGGTAACGGTTATGCTGTAGGTGACTGGGCTATCAGCAATGGCGCATCATGGGATAAAATAGATAATACAGATGCGGTATCATCGGTTAATGGAAAAACTGGTGCTGTAACATTAACAAAAGCCGATATTATTTTAGATTCAGTTGACAACACAGCAGATATTAATAAGCCTATTAGCACACTAACACAAGCTGCTCTAAACCAAAAAGCGAATTTGTCAGGAGCTACATTTACCGGAGATGTGAATGATAGTAGAGGTAATCTACGAGCTGTTCCTCAAAATAGTAGAACATCTGCATATACCTTAGCTCTGTCTGATATTGGTAAACATATTAGTATAACAACCGGTGGTATTACAGTACCATCAGGGATTTTTAGTGTAGGTGATGTTATAGTCATTTATAATAATAGCTCAACAGCTCAACCTATCACTTGTTCATCAGTAACCGCATATATGTCAGGTGTCGACGTTGTTAAAACCTCAATGTCTATGTCTCCTCGCGGTTTATGTTCTGTTCTATTTTATAGCGCTACGAGTGCTGTTATTTCTGGCGATGTTTATTAATTATCGGTAAATATTAATGATTTATGAAAATTTAGTTTTAATTTCCGGTTCTGCAAATGCAAACTTAATTTGTACCAGTATTTCGTATGCTGAACGAATAGCATTAATGGATTTAGAGCCTGGTGAAATCGTATACCAGTACAATACTTTTGGAACCAATACATCAGGGTTATATATCTATAACGGTACTAACTGGATTCAATTAGGGTTAAAAGGTGATGGGTTTACAGCTACATTAGCAGATTATAATATCAATAACGCGTATACCGTAACCGATATTAATACTCTGTTACAATCTAAAGCTAGTTTGGTAAATGGTAAAATACCTGAATCGTCGCTTCCGGATTCGGTACTCGGGCAGTTAAGCTACCAGGGTACATACGATATGGCTGTGGATCTACCAACAGCTACATTAGCCAATAAAGGTGATTTCTATATTGCTAATAATACAACTACTCAACGTGGGTATTATACCGGAGATTGGGCAATTAGTAACGGCGCAGCTTGGGAACGGATTGCCAACTCAGGTTTAGTTAGTTCTATTAATAATAGAACAGGTGCAGTAACATTAACCAAATCTGATTTAAGTTTAGGAAATGTAGATAATACTGCAGATGTATCTAAGCCTCTAAGTGTAGCAGCTACTAACGCTCTAGCAACAAAACTTAACCTATCCGGTGGTTCACTTACAGGTCCATTAACATCATCAAGTACCATATGTGACGCTTCAAGTACTGAAATAAGCTATTTAGCAGGTGTGACTAGTTCTATTCAGTCTCAGCTAAATTCAAAAATCAATGGAAGTAGTCCAACCATTACCGGTACACTAACTGCTCCTACAATCTCTAGTACAACTATTAATTGTACTACAATTTCTGACGCAGCTGGTAATTTACGTAAAATACCTCAAAATTCACAAACGAGTGCATACACCGCTACATTATCGGATGTAGGTAAACATATTTCTACACCGGTAAGTGTAAATATACCAGCTAATGTTTTTAGTACAGGTGACACTTTTATTATTTTTAATAATAGTATCTTACCTCAACTTGTTTCATGTTCAAACGTCACTGCTTACGCTTCTGGAAACACTACCGTACGTACATCAGTAACGGTAGCTGCAAAAGGGTTATGTACCGTTCTTACAACTGGCACAAATGAATTTGTACTCGCTGGCGATGTAACTTAGGCTAATATAATGATCATTTCAAGTTTTTTTAGTTCAAATTTACGTAGAACTCTAAACTGGGTTACCGCTACGAACCTCGGTAACCAAACAGATAGCACTATAACCCTTGCGTTACAAACAAATAGATCTTGTACATTTACTATCGTTTCAGTTACACCGAATGATATCAATGTATCAATTTCAAACGGAATATTAACCGTTTCGAATAATCCGAAAAACAACGTATCTTATTCGATTACCGTACTTGCATCATCAGGTCTTATTAGTGTTAGTAGAACTTTTACGTTTATTGCGTATAATAACCCTCCTACCTGGGTTACACCTAATAATGTTGTTTTTCCTCCTGTAACCCCTATATCGTATCAGTTACAAGTATCTGACTCTGATACGGCAGCCATTGCATATAGAATAACAGGCGGTGTATTCCATAATAATGTTCAAATGAGCATTAGCGGATTAATTACCGGTACTAATACGTTTGACAATCTTGATAGAATTGTATCCATTGAAGCTACTGATGGTGTTACATACCTATCTCGAACTTTCACATTTTATATGTCGCCGTACCAAGTCACTTTATCTTTCCCTACAGCTACTACGGTACCGACATCATCTGCAACCGGTATGGGACCCATTAATATTAATGATTCGTGGCTTAACGGTTCAACATCAGGTTGGATAGGTGGACGTAAATCTGATTTAATTGTACGGTACCTTGGAAATAGATCATATCCAGGACCTCAGGGTTATTTGAATGAGGGACTTGGTAATGGCAGTGAACCTACGGTTACCGTCAATCTAACCAATTCTAATATTAATACACTGTCAGTTGAATTTAACGGTATTATTGCTGGTCCATGGGGTAGGAAAGGTGAAAATCATAAGTATGCAGGTGATTACTATTTCCCTGGTAATGATTTTTCTGGTACAAGCGGTGGTACAGGTCTCGCAATATATTGTCGAGGGAATTATGTTTTCACCGGGGGAGTATTTGGAGGTGCAGCTGGTGGGGGAGCGGGGGGCGGTGGCTTAAACTCCGGTACATATCCTGGAGGTGGTAACGGTGGTAGTGGTGGACCAGCTATTGTAATTTACAGTCAAGGTGTTAACATAATCAACAACTCCCAATTCGGTATCGGTGGTGGCGGTGGCGGTGGCGGGGGTGGTTGGGGATCATCAATTGATGGCGCAAGCGATGGAGTGTCCGGCGGTAACGGTAACCCGTATTACGGTGATAGTGGTAGTGGAGGTGGTGGTACCGGTACTGGAGCTACAGTCGGTGGTGCGGGTGGGTCATACGGCAATCCAGGTTCCAACGGTGGTTTACATTCTAGCGGTCAATATTCTCGAGGTGGTGCAGCTGGTCCTGCTATAATGTCACCGTATGGGTATCCGTATACAATAACAGGTACTGGTGCAGTATTTGGTACAGTAGCGTAAAAAATAACTAAAACTCTAATGTCCCTAACGTTAGAGTTTTTATTTTTATACTAAATAGATACGTAACAGTTTAAAAATTAAACTTTTACAACAATTAAAAACCCCTTTCCAAACAAAATAATATTAAGGAAAATATTATGGCATGGGACGAACCAATAAAATTTAATCATGGAGTTGATAAAATGGTCGATACAGTTATAGCACAACCTTCTCAAGACGGTATGTTCGGTGGTGGCACTTTAGGTGCTGTTCTTTTAGGTTCATTATTACCTCGTTTAGTAGGCAATGGTGCTGATGCAGCTGCAGTCGCAGCTTCACAAAACAATGCTGGTACTAACCAAATCTTACAAGCTTTAAATCAAGGTCAAAACGCTACATCAACACAAATCATTACACAAGACGTTAACCGTTTAGGTAAAGATATTGCTACTAGCGCAGCAGCTACTCAAGCTACTGTTGCGGCAGGTAATTTAAATAATACCGTTGCAATGTTACAGGGCCAAAATAGTTTATCTAATACTATTCTTAATACAGCTGCTGATCTTACTGCTGGTTTAAATAATTCACGCAATGGCGTTATTGATGCCGTAAATCAAGCAACTAATATGCTTGATGCAGATTTACACGGTATGGCTAGTAACATGACCGCTGGTTTTGGAGCTATTACCGATAACTTAAATCGTTCTACTCTAGCTAATTTACAAGCTGCGCATGACAATGAAGTTGCTACTTTAACATCTGCGTACGCAATTCAAACAGCAATTACAAATGACGGTTCAAAAACTCGTGATTTGATTAACGGTTATAATGTTGCTGATTTGAATCGTCAAATCGTTGTAGCTGAAAATCGTGTTGCTGAATTATTAGGTGACAATCGTCATGCAAGAAGTACTGCTGATATTATCATCAATAACAACAACAATGCTACTGCAGTTGCAACCGCAATGCAACAACAACAGCAACAACAACAAATCGGTGCATTAACCGGTACTTTACATACATTGTTAGGTCATGTTCAATCTATTAACCAAACAGTTGTTAACACAGGTACAATGCGCGGCAATGCTTTAACTCCGGTGCAAGCGTAGAAAGATCTTTTACAGGATACTCTAGACCTAAGTATGGGTTACGTCTGTTAAGATAGTATGCCAATGGTGACTAAGCAGCTTGCGCTTAGTCATCGTATATGACTTATTACAACATGTAATAAATACCATATTTGATTAGTAAAGGGAATTTTTATGTATAATCCGAATATTGACACAACAATTGCATCAATCCAATCGTTATTAGGCAACCTTAAAACAGCTGCACAATCACCGTACGCAGCTCCAACCTCACCATTTCCAAACAATTTTCAGGAAATGATAGACTCAGCTGTATCGAAATCTCTTGGAAATATCGCTAATGTTATTCCAAAACCTGAACAAGCTTTGACACCCCAACCAGATCCAAACTCTTTAGAAGCAAAAATTAATCAATTCGCTGAAATGTTGCTCACACCTGACCAAATTAAATGGTTAAGTGACCCAACAATTATCAGTGGCTTGCCATTGTTTTTAAAATCTGAGAAAGGTAAGGCAGCTGTAGGTTTGCTATTTTCAGAGTACCAGGATTATGTAAATAGGTAACACTAAATATAAATTGAAAACGTTAAAAGGAATTTATCGTGAAAAAAACAGCTACAAATAACACACAAACAATTCAGTACACAGTCATCGAAGATGTTAATTTACCATCAACCGTAATTGTAACTGACACAGAAGGGAATCAATATTCTGTTTGCTCATCAGCACAGGTAGGCGACGTTTTAGTATTTACTGATACCGTTGAACAACCTACATTTATGTCCCTTGAATCTTTTTCGGTGGGACGGACACTTTAAAGATTAAAAAGGTATAAAAAATATGACATTTGATAATACTGATACTTCAAAATTGTTATCATGCAATGGTGATATTACCAGTTTAACCGTAGCATACACATGTAATGCTACATTGAAATATATGTTAAATACGGAAACAGTCTAATGTCAAGTTATGGACCACATAAAGATTCACCAAATAACATTGTTATTGAAGGCAATACAATTTCGGTTGAGTTAAAAGTTTCAGGATCAACTGGCACAATTAGTTGGTCCATACCTACTAATATTAATTCCGATGCTTTTTTACCGGATTCGTACGACGGTATTTTATTGGTTGTAGATACCAAACCGATAGAAAAATCACCTGTTAGTAATAAATTTTACCAAGCTGACAATACCGTTGATACAGATAAACATGTCGGTGACAGACTAGACAATGGTCTAGTCGTTGCTGCAATTTATAATGATAAGCGTACCAATTCAGTTGAAATAACTGACTTATTACCAAATACAAATTATTATGTAGCAGCTTTTGCTTGTGATAACGTACGTAGATATGCACCAGGTGTTTTTAGTTATTCGTTACCTTACGAAACAAAAAGATTATCATTAGATACCGCTGGATATCATAAAGTTAAATTAGGTGTTTTACCGGAAGATGAAACCGGTATAGTAGATGATAAAACGTTAAAAGTAAATATTGATGGTACAGACTATACACTGTCGATAGCTTCAATGCCTACATATAGTGATCTTATTGAACAGATCAATTTGAAATTAGCTATGTTGAGTAATCCATTTGTTATTACAAGACCGCCTAATACTAATAGTTACACAGTCATTAATAAACAATTAGCAAAATGGGATGGAGGTAAATCTATACCGTTGGAATGCTACTTTGGTAAAACCGCTCCTGATTTTATTCCTGAGAATACGTATTGGTATAACGACAATACATTATGGCAATGGTATGCTGGTTCATGGAATTCAAATGAACTATTTACCTTTATTCACTCTGTTGATAATTTAGTATGTGGTGATGTTTGGTATGAACCTGATACCACATTATCTCATATCTGGAATGGATATAATTGGAACAAATTTAAAACATTTGTTAATAATGTAGATCCCAGTATATGTGTCGAACCTACTTGTAAAAATGTATGGTTTGATGGTACTAACTATTACAAATATAAAAGAACTTGGAAAAAACTAAATGTTTTTGCATCAACCGTTGACCCTCTTACCTACTATAACGGGTATTACTGGTACAATAATAATAAAATTTCACAGTTAATCAACGGTGAATGGACTGATGTTGAGGTTACAGTTTCTGAAACAGAACCAACAGATTTAACTGTTACTTGGTACAAACCATCTGATAATCAATTTAGACAATCAGTTAATAGTATTTGGGGTGTTGTCACTGCTAGTATCATTAATGTACAGTTTAATGTTTTGTTACCTGGTGAATGGTATTGGTTTGATGACACTAATTTATATACCTGGGATGAAATCAATAATGAGTGGGATGTGGTTACAGAAATTACTACAAGTTTCACTGATCCTAAACTTAGTCCTGTAAAAACTAACGATTTCTGGCTAAATGGTACAGCATTAAAACAATGGGATGGTAGTCAGTGGGTTGATATAGCTCAATATATCAATCAAGTCGGTGAACCGACATTAACAACTGGTACAATTTGGTATAACGGTACCAATTTTAACCAGTGGGATGGAAATAGTTGGATTTCACTTGAGGTTATTACTACATTAACTTCTACTTTTACATCACTAACTATTGGTCAATTTTGGTTTGACACCTTATCTGAAACGTTAATGATGTGGAATGGTACAGATTGGGTACCATTAATGTATTCTGAAGCAAGTGCAGCTCCAGCCGTAGGTACATTATGGTACGATATGCACGATATGCATGAATGGAATGGTACAGAATGGGTAGATTCTCCACCAAAAGGTATTGCTGAACTTGTAGACGGTGTTATTAAATTTACCAGTTCTACATTAGGTAGTAAATCTAAATTTGTTATCTATGAATACGACGATGATGAGAACCCTAACCTGTTTCACTATACCTCGCCACTAGGTCAATTTGAAAAATATGTTATAGGTACTGACCATATTTCAACAGTACCAATGTATAAGCAGACTGGTGTAGGTACTGATGGTACACCAGATGAACGTAGAGTGTTAGCTAATAATATTTTGATGTATTTGGGTTATCCATCTATTCAAATTGAACTCGATAAAGCGCAAGTTGATTTATGTATTGACATGGCTTTAGCATCATTCAGAAAAATGTCTGCAAGTGCTTACGAAAGATCTGTTTTCTTTTTAGATTTAGAACCAAATATTCAATCTTACTTATTAACAGATGGTACTGTTGGATTAAATAAAATTGTTGATGTACAGGCTGTGTATAGACGTAATAGCTCGTTTATGAGCGCTAGTGCTGGTAACGGTATATACGCACAACAATTTTTGCAATGGTTGTATGCACCTAGTGCTCAAATGGATCTAACATCTTATCATATTATATCACAATATATTGAAACGATGGAAATTCTATTTGCTGTTCGATTAGTACATCGATTCAACGAAAGACAAAGACGTCTTGATTTTTATCAAAACATCGGTGTTCCTGAACGTGTACTCGTGGATTGCACGATTGAACGTACTGAGCAAGATCTGTTTACAGATAGAACCTGTAGTAAATGGTTATTGAATTGGGCATCTGCTGAAGCGTGTCATATGTTAGCTAATATACGTGGTAAATATGGTACAGTACCAGGTGCGGGTGGTAGTGTTTCATTGAATGCAGGTGATATGCAATCAAGAGCTGACGCACTATTTGAAAGATGTCATTTTGAAATCGATAATTATATTGCTAACGAACCAGAGAATATTGGTTTAGAAAGTACATTAGTTTGGGGGTAATATGAAATTGTTTGAAATACTCAATACAAGTATTCAATATCGATCTCCAACTGCACATGACGCTGAAAAAATTGTTGATTTAAAAACACAATTATATATGCAAAATGGCGATAACATGCCTACCCCTCCTCGCTTAGAAGGTGAGCATACAAATATCAACGTATTAACATCTAAAAATAATTTTTATAAAATAGTAGTTAATGGTGAAGATATTGTTGGATATTGTTCTATGAAAGAATATAAACCATCAGAAGGTATTTTCGGTATAGGTATTTTAAATTCGTATAGTGGTCATGGAATAGGTAAAGCATTAATGACTGATCTTATTTCACATACAAAATTACATGGTATCGATTCACTAGATTGTTATGTTGGTAAGACTAACGCACCTGCTATTGAATTATATAAAAAATTTGGTTTTGCAATAACTGGTAAAGAAGGTAATAATTTCATTATGAAACTTTCATTCAATAATCGATTAACAGGTTTAAAATAACATGGTATATAACCCTAATCGAGTAGTACCTCCAGAAACCCATAACAACGGCGCATTCCAATTATGGGATGAACCATTATCGAACCGGTTGATGAACGATTATGTTACCGAGAATTTAAATATCGGTGGATGCGTAGTAAACGTTCATAAACTGTTAGGTGTACATGAGCAAAAAACGTTATCGCAATTAGCGGGTACCCCTATTTGCAACGGACAATACCCTGAATTCCCTGTTAATAACATTAGTGAGAATAACAATTATGAATGGCATTCTATCAAATATTGTGGAGTACGTGACCCAAACACCTTTATCGGTTATGATTTTGGTCCTATTATGTTACCAAACGGTCAGGACAAATACGCGATACCAACAGAAGTTAAATACCACATTCGTTCCGTTTTTATTCAACAAAGTTCATTAGAAAAGAATAGAGTTTCTAAAGTACGTGTCGAAAATTCAAATAACGGCACTGAGTGGAAAGGAGTATCATTATTAAATATACCTAACGATGATGCAGAACATTGGCTAGATATTAAAGCGAGTTACCCTGCTAGATTTTGGAGATTAGTTCCAATCAACTATGTCGGTGATGGATTGTGGGGTATTAAAAAGTTTGCTTTATCAGAATACGATTCTACTCAACTAAGCAATGTACAAGATGTGATCTTGCTTGAAAATAGAGATAGAAATTATTCAACCGATCCAATACCTATTAAAGCTTATTTTGATCAAAATGATATCTCTACTGATTTATCACAATTCGGTATTAATCTGAACGACAAGTACACTTTTAAGTTTGGATTTAATTTAACTATTCAAAAAATTAAAAGACCTATCGTGGTCGGTGATATATTAGATGTACTTGCTGAAATACAATTTGATCCAAATTTGACACCAGTTAAGAAATATCTTGAGGTAACTGATGTAACTTGGACTGCTAGTGGATACACTCCTAACTGGCAACCTACATTATACACCGTTACAGCTCAACCAATGTTTGCTAGTCAGGAAACTCGTGACATTGTCGGAGAGTTGAATAATGACTTCTTTGATGCATTAACAGATGGGTTTAATACTACTGCGTTAAAAGTTAGTAAAGCTATTCGCGCTGAATCAAATACGTTAGTACCTGAGTTTGGATCAAGTTTAAATGATTCATACGAGATACCACCTGAATTAGTAGATATTGGTAAAAAACATGGCGTTAACTACAATAAATTAAATGTTGGACCAAAAAGATACCCATTTGAAGATGCAATGCCTCCAAACGGGCTACCATACACTGAAGGTGATACGTTCCCTGAGAATCCAAAAAATAAAGATTATCATCGCATGACGTACAGTCAATTAACTGATCCGATACCGCCTAGGTTGTACCAATACTCAAGTGTTAAATCACGTTGGATATATCTTGAAACAGATTTACGATTTGCTGATAACGGTAAAAAACCAACATTAGATCAACATATTGCTGGTAATGTTGATGTAAGTAAATTAAAAGGTTAAGCGCACTAGGTGCGCTTTTCCCCCGTCTATACTAATGTTTCCATTACATTAATTTCTGTCATTTGTAATTCACTATCTGGGATTTCTGATATCAATGATACGTCTGACACTTTTGCCACACGTATTTTAATATCTTTAATACGGTCATCTCTTATTTGTGATGGTGCTACCAAGTATATTATTAGTTCGAATGTTAATGTATCTACTATAATTCTACGGTCCGTACCCAATGGCATGTTTTCACCGCTTGTAATGCCCGTCAAATCAACTTTTGTTATTTTACTACCGTCAAACTTAGAATCACTCGTTTGAATTTGTATACTTGGATTAAATAATACTAATATCTGTTCTAATATTTGCCAACGTGTGTCTGTATTGTTTGAAAAAATATGCAGCTCCATTGACATAGTAAACGGTACCGCTGTTATTTGACTGACTGTAACCGTATCATGTGGAAATACACCACCTAACGGCGTGAATGCTGTCGTTTTTTCAGTATCTATACCTTTAAATCTGTCTTGCGCTAATGCCATTCCTGTCATAACAGCTGACATGATAGGTAACCGTAATGGTACGTTTTGTGTATTGTTCGTCATTATTGCTGCTACAGATCTATCCATTGACCCATACATGATTGGCACTTCAATTGTCTCAATTTCACCAGATTTGTTTATTCCTGTTTTTACCTCTGTTCCTCGAAATATCTCCATAAATTGGACAACATGTTTTTTTATTTGTTGTTGACAGAAATAAGCCATGTATCACCTCGTTATTCTAATTTGTTTATTTATAATATAAAAACCTATGTATATTCCTTTGTTCCCTTTGGGAGATCATTGGACCATTATTTTTTAATATCTAGGTATATTAAAACTGGGTCATTTGTTCTCCTCAATTCTCCAATGTTCTACAGCTATACATATAAACGGTAGGAAAGAGCTGTTAAGCTCTTCCCTTGTTGTAGATAGTTTTTAAAACTATTACATTGTCATTGGATCACCAGTTTTAACTAAAGAGATTGGAACATAAATGAACTCAATCGTTTTAGTTGGTTTCAATGCAATCTCAACGTACAACTCATTACGGTCAATGCTATCTGGTAAGTTATTTGTTTCATCACACAAAATAGCAAAATCGTATAAGCCGTTATTAACACGAATATTGTTCAAGTACCCTGAGATAACTGAAACGATATTTTTGCGAACTGTATCAGTGTTTGCTTCCATCAAATATTGCATCATCATTTTTCTGATGCCTCTACGGATATGCATAACCATACGAGCAACGTTGATACGATCTAATGATGAATTAAACGCAACATTTACGCGAGTTTTTTGTCCCCATACCGCAATCCCGTGTTGTTCAGAATCATGAATTGGGTTAATGTTGCACAAATTGTATAAACTGTCACGCATACCATCATTTAAACGTACACGATGGAACACTGCTTGTGATGTACCTAATGTAGCCGCATCAACGTAACCTACTTGTGTTACACCTACTAAGCTTGAAATGATACCTCTATTAGGACCACCAGGAGCTGTCCAAACATGACCAACATTATCGTTATATGTAAATGCCGCTAACGCTAAGCCAGATGAAGCACACATTACATCATATCCATCTAAGTTAGATACAACACCATGCGGATAGTAATAAGCAATCATACCACGGTTATCAGATCTGATATTTGCAGCTGTCGATACAATTGTATTTTCATCAACTGAACGTCCCCATTGAATCACTTCACGAGGTGACATCCAATATGGTGTATCAGCAATTACAAATGCTTCTTGTTTAACGCGATCTGCTAACTCTAACATCTCATCTGCTAACTCAGGGTAACCTGGGCATAAGATAAGGTTAAATTCATATGCTTCAGATGTAATATCACTGACATCATCAAAATCACTTGAGATGTTGTAGTTTAATGTAGTGTTCGCTTTAATAATCTGACTTAATTTTAAAACAATACCTTGTCTACGTACCGCATCAGATGTTGTGTAAACAGATGATTTACCTTTTGGATGTGTATTGTTATACCAGCTATAAGTTTTAACAAACTCTTCACAACCAGCACGAACAAGATTTTTAAATGCTGTTAAATCAATACCACTAAACGGATTAACTAATGTTTTTGCAATTTTTGGTTTGTTTACAACATTAATTGTTAAGCGTGTATTAGCTGTATCTAATTCTAATGTATCTGTACCATTATCATCGTGTAAAAATTCAACAGCTGGGTTAGCAGTACTATTAGTAACTGTAATCGTAGCAGAAGTGGTTGCACCTGTGACTTCAAACACTAATGTTGATTCTAATGTACAAACCGGTGACGCTTGATTAGCATCATAGACAAATGTACCGTAGCTGAAACCTGTGCTTTGTACTGCTTCTACTGAAGTTTTACCAACGTAGCTTAGTTTTGCATGTAAGCGATAGAATGTATCCCCAGAAACTGTATCAATAAATTCATCTGCTGATAAAACTTCACCTGTAACCAAATTAGCATTATTTCCAGTAGCTGTTAAATCTAAGGTTACAGCTGTACCAGTTGAACCAATTGCAGTAACATTTAGATCTGTTTCTAATGCAGTAGTGATTGGTAACGTAATATCTTTGCTCAACACTGGTGTGAAGGTATGTAAAAATTCTTCACCTGCTGATAATGTATACTTACTAGCTGTTACGCTTGCACCAATTGTAACTGTTGAATTGAAAACAATAGCACTTACTGTTTCAACAGAACTAGCTATACTAGCGGTTGCTGGCGTATACAGAATATTACCTGTAGCTGTACCAACTACTGTACCAGGTAGTTTTGGACCTGTCGCTGGTGTCGTAATAGTGTTTCCAGATAATACAAAATTTGTTTTACATGTGTAATTTACAATTTGTTTAGTTACTGGATCCATATTAGGTGTAATCGAATCAATAACACCACTAATTACCAAATTATCACTACCTTGTGTGGCAATCGTTGTCAATGCAGGTAATGTTGAGAAATTAACATTTGCTTGAGCAGCATTGTATTTTAAAATTGTACCACCAATTAACGATGTTTCGTCAATAAGAGCTTGATGTAATTTACCAACTATTCCGCGGAATAGTAAGCTATTATCAGTCTCACGTTGTAATGGATTCAACACTGACGCTGATGTTGGTATAGCACCTTGTATTTTTCTTGCTCCGCTCGATACTAACAGGTTATATAATGTATCTTTTCCTGTAGTAACTGGATCTGTATTTTCTGCGTACGCTTCATACGCATAAACTTCATGACTACCGCCATTAACATCGTACTCAATAACAGCGTTTTCAACATCAACAAAGTTACCAGTAAGTACATCTGTAATGTTGTACATTTTTGAGTTTGGATATTGATTTCCAAATGTACTGGTAACAGATGCTAGGTCTGTAGCCGCAGCACGTATAATCTCTGCTAATTTACCATTTTCACTGTGTACACGAACAACATTAGCGTAATACTCAGTCATTGCTTGCGCTGCTAATACTGGTGACATACCAGTTAAGTCTGGTTTTGCTACAAATCCACCTAAATTAGTAACAACTGTTGGGTCAATATCATCGACACTTGCAAGGTATGTTGAAAACATTGCAGATGCTGAGTTAACAATTTTGTCAATCGCTAATGACCATTTATCTTGTAAATTTTCAATACTGTCATCTAAATCAATGTCAGCACGGATTACGTAAGCTCTGTTACCTAATTTCAAGAATTGGTTTAATGCAAGCAAACCGTATTCATTACGAGCATCACCGTGTTGCGGTTGATCATACACGTCACGATAAAATACCGGAATGCCGTACATTTCGATACTTTCGCGCAATGATGTGATTAATCTAGGCATACCTGCTTCGATCGTACCTTTTGCAACAGTATTTGAATTGGGTAGTAATTTGCCGTATTTCGTGGCAATGAAAAATAATGGTACGGTTGTTGCTGCTGCTGGCAAATACATCGATTTGTCAGTAACGGTAACTTGTACACCTGGGCTAAGTAATGCCATATGTAAACTCCTAATTCGTTATCATTTCTGTAAGTTATAGTATTTATGTAAATACCCATAAATACACAATATCAAAATATAATTAGGAGAGTCTTAATAAAATGGCTACTATTCATGACATGGGTATTGATGCCCTTAATACAGGCATCTACCACCCTAAACACAAAAATAGATGGAAAGCAACGTTTACAGGTTTAGGTGGATCTCGGATGTTGCCTAATCCTGCTGCTGCGATCAGTTCTGCAGGTATTTCTAACGCTGTAACAATGCAAGTGGTAAAAATGTCTCGCCCAAGTTTATCATGGGAAGAAACATCTTTGCACAGATACAACTCAATCGCATATGTTGCTAATAAACACTCTTGGGAACCAATCAGTATTACGCTTGAAGATGATGTTAATAGTAGAGCGTCATTAGCATTGCAAAATCAAGCTGAGAAACAACAATTATTGTTAGGCGGAGCGGGTGGTGTTGCAATCGGTGGAGCACTTCAAGGTAGTCCCAACTTCTTACAACCAGCTGCTGTAGCTAGTGAATATAAATTTGCTTGCGAATTAGCTATGTTGGACGGTGGTAACCAAATCTTAGAAACATGGGTTTTACAAGGATGCTGGTTTAAATCAATTAACTACGGTGATGTTGATTATAGTGCTGGTGATCAAGTTACTATTGATGTTTCGTTAAGATATGACCATGCTTATCAAATCATTGAAGGTACTGATTACGGTACTGCTATCGGTGGTTACTAATTAAGTAACTATGAGCTCATATAACGCGCTCAATTCTGCAGATGCTGCAGATGTACAGTCATTCATCAGTGGTGTTATTAAACACACCGCTGATGGCAACTACGTTCTAGATTCCGCAATTAACCCAATAACAGCAACTACCCTAGCTTCAGATAGTAGTATGTTGTTACTGAGAATGGGGTTAGATGAAACACCTGAAAATGTTAGTGCGGCAACCACTATCGCTAGAAATATTGCAGATGGTACTCTTCGAGGTGAAGAGCTATCAAACTTCAATGACTACGATGCAAATACATCTACCAGTTTTGTTTTATCACCTTTTGGTAATATCGCAAACGCTGTTAATACATTGTATGATTCACAAGCATCACAAATACTAGAACCATCTCAAAAATCTGTATACAACGCTACCTCAGGTATCAGTACACCTAGTACAACTGCTGAATCGTTAGCTAAAACATCTCAAACAAATGGGAAGCAAGCTACAACAAACCCTGCACAAAAAAATATCAGTACTATTACAAGTCCTGATTATTATGCTAAACCGTTGATCGACTTTCAACCGAAATTTAGATATACGTTTATTGCGCAAATAAATTTATATGGTGAATATCAGCGTGATATTCCAACCAGTTGTGCATTTCTAATTAAAAAATTCGATAAACCAAAAACGACTATTGAGTACGAAGAAGTTAATTTTTATAACTTTTTTTCGCAAGTTCCAAAAAGAACAAAATTTAGTCCTATTACGTTAAATCTACATGATGATATTAAAAATGAATCAATGAATTTCATTGTATCGTATTTGCGACGTATATGTCCTATCTTCAATCAAGAACAATCGATGAATTTCGAAGAACATGGGATGGAGTTTCAAAATGCAAATAGCTCGTATGGTTTGCATACCACCACTAGTGCACTGAATATAATACAATCAATTAAGATATTTGATATCTATAATGGTAGTCGCACCATGGACGTGTATACTTTTAATAATCCAAAAATTACTGAAATCTCATTAGATGATTGGAATATGGAGAGTATGGACCCAACAGAAGTTACTTTAGATATTGTATACGATAATTGGTACGTTAATGTCGGTGTAGCTCCTAGTATACCTCAAAATGTTTTAGGTGTTTCTGAATTGCTTGCTGGTCCAGCAGCAGAACTTACAGCACCTGGTGCAAAATATGATAGTAAATATACTAACTTGTTGGTAACTGATGAGCAAGGTAGAGGATTAGATAATATCGATCAGCTTGATATTCAGGACGGTCAAGTTGGTGATAATGTATTATCACCTGAACAACTTAATACAGTATCAAATGAACCGTTTAATCTACAGAAAGAGATTGCAAACCTTAACGTACAGAAAAACGACCCCATAACTGCACCTGCAGCAAATACATTCAACGATTCATTTAAATCTTTACCACCTGCTAATGAACAGGTACCAGGTCTTAATAATGACCAGTTAATGAATGCGTTAGCACCTATCTTCTAATTATGGCTGGGTTTACACAAGGCTATTATAATCCAAAGTTTCCTGAGAAATATGTCGGTAATAATATTTCTAAAATAAGATATATGTCATCTTGGGAGCTATCTATGCATAGCTTCTTTGATAACAATGTCAATATATTAAAATGGAGTTCTGAAGGTTTAGCTATACCTTATATTAAACCAACAGATGGAAGATTACACAAATATTACCCAGATTACTATATCGAATATATGGATAAAACAGGTAATTTACGTCGTGAAATTATTGAAGTTAAACCTGATAAACAAACAAAAACATCTCGAGCACGCACTGCTAAAAGTAAATTGTATGAAGATATACAATATTCAATTAATATTGCTAAATGGCAAGCATGTCAACAATTTTGTGACGCTCATGGCATAGTCTTTAAGATAATTACTGAAAAAACTATGTGGGGTGATAAAAAGTCTAATAAAAAAGCGAAGTTACAACGAAAGTCTTAAAACGTTAGAGATTATAGTATGATAGTTTAATTTTTATTAATTATCTTCTATAGTTATACAGTATAACATCATTATTACCAATAGTTTACCTTTTATATTACGCGTATAAATATTTCCGTTAATATCCACTACCATAAGGATACAAATGGATAAAGATTATATAGAACATCCTTTTGAACAGATGTTCGAGATTGAACCAGGTACCACCATATTACATAAACCGGATTATGATGACAACGGTATGGTTTTATACGATCAGTACGATGAAAAAGAGCAAGAGATTGAAGCTCAATATCAAACAATCTATACAGCTGCATTCGCAGCATTTACAGATCAAGTAATGTCTACACAACGAGGTGAGAACCCCGGAATGTACGGTAAGAACTTAGAAGCAGCTGCTAAATTTTTATCAACAGCTTTAGATGCAGTTAAAGAAAAAGCTGAACTTAAACATAAAAAAGATAAAACAATTACTAAAACTGTTACAGCTACTAATGTTACAAATAATAATTTAATTATGGATCGTGAAGATCTTATTAAAATGTTACAAGGTAAAGCACTAGATGGCTAAAAATACAAGATTAAAAATGCCGGGTCCTCCGGAAGAGTTTACACCTGACCAAGCATTAGAGTATTTGAAATGTTTGCAGGATCCAGTATACTTTATTGAAACTTATTGTAAGATTACTCACCCTACTAGAGGTATGGTAGGTTTCAAATTATATGATTTTCAACGTGAATTAGTAAATTCATTTCATCAAAATAGATCATCAATCGTATGTGCTAGTAGACAGGTAGGTAAATCTCAAACATCATGTGGTTTCTTATTATGGTATGCATGCTTTAATTCACATAAAGAAATCTTAATCATATCTAATAAAGCAAAAAGCGCTAAAGATATGGTAAAACGTATCGTGTTTATGTACGAGAATTTACCTAATTGGATTAAACCAGCTATCAATCCAAATAACTGGAATAAGTTAGAAATTGAGTTTGCTAATAAAAATCGAATTGTATCAGAATCAACAACAGATCAGAGTGGACGGGGTATGTCCGTATCCTTACTGTTCTGCTTAGGTGGCAATACAAAGGTAACAATACGCAATAAACAAACCGGTCAAATTGAACATGTAAGCATGGAAGAATTGTATGATAGAATGTAATCGTATTAGTTATGCACCGGGTACATCATACCCAGATATATTTTTAGATAACAAGTATGCAAAAGTATATTTCAAATTAGTACATTATCGATTGTTAACTCCAGCTACCGATGGTCATATTGAAAAACATCATATTATTCCAAAATCGTTAAATGGTGCAAATTGTGGGCTAAATATTGTGTCTTTATCTATACGTGAGCATTTATTTTGTCATAAAATACTACTAAAAATGATGACTTCTAAAAAAGGATATCATAAAATGTGTAGAGCAGCTTTGTTCATGTATGGAAAGTTTAAATGTTCTACTAATACAAAATTTACTGCAGTGTTAATAGCATCATTAAAATGCACTGCTCGTGAAATGTTAATTGAACGTAACCAAACGACTAACCGTGACCCTGAAAAAATTCGTAAAACCGCTGAATTTCACCGAGGTAGGAAAAGACTTGAATCAACAAGAGCTAAAATATCAGATAAACTTAAACGCTCTATTGAGAAACGTGGTCATGGTTATTCTAAAAACTCTAAATCGTATTACAATCCGTTAAATCCAAATGAAACAAAACTTTGTTTTACAGATGATGATATACCTAAAGGTTGGGTTCTAGGAAACCCTAAAATAAAAGGGCTTGTTAGTTATTTTGACCCTGCTACAAATGTAACAAAAAGATTTGTAGCGGGTTCACAACCTAATACTTGGGTTAAGGGAAGTCCCGCTACTAGAAATAAATCTCATTACTTTAACGTTCATACCGGTAAAAGAGCACGGTTCCAACCAGGTACAGAACCAGAAGGTTGGTCAAAGGTATTACCAAAACCAAAAATTGAAAAACAATCAAGACGTAAAATAACATATTTTAACCCACTCAATTTTAAAGATACCTTAGTGTGTTTAGAAGGTTTAGGACCTGAAGGTTGGATCTCATATAAAGAGAAAAACCTTAAACAACTTGATACGTATTACGACCCGAATGATTATTCTCGTAACGGCGTGTATTCTCCTTATACAGCTCCAGATGGTTGGGTAATAATTAAATCAAATAAAGGTTCAAAAAAATATATTAACACGGTAACCGGTGAATCAAAAAGATTTGGTATACATGATGCAGTTCCTGCTAATTGGAAGATGTGGTCATGGGCTGCCAATTCTGATAAAAGTAAATGGAAGGCAGCATGAACGTTAAACAAAATACAGAATGGGAAATTTTAACTCCGGACGGGTTTAAAGATTTTAATGGTATATCTAAAACATATAAAAAACTTCAAAAAATCTATATTCAAGGTCATGATCCTATTTGGGCCTCTAAAAAACATTATTTCTATGTAGGTGGGCGTAAAACTAGAGTATCAGATCTTAAGAAATCAGGTTATATTGATTCAGTAGAAGGACCTAAACGGTATCGAAAAACAACCGTTTTTGAAAAACAGCATGCGTACGACATTATTGAAGTTAAACAAGAGAATCATCAATATCTTGTAAATGGTTGTTTTACAACAAAAAATTGCGATGAGTTTGCGTTCGTTGAGCCAAATATAGCTGAAGATTTTTGGACCTCAATTTCTCCTACATTATCAACAGGTGGTAGTTGTATTATTGCTAGTACACCAAATGGTGATGATAATAAATTTGCTGAATTATGGAGAGGAGCTAACCTTAATAATAATGGGTTTGTTCCGTTCTTTGTGCAGTGGGATACTGTACCAGGTCGGGACGAAACATATAAACAACAAGAGATTGGTAAAATCGGACTTCAAAAATGGGAACAAGAATATGAATGTTTGCGTGGTGATAGTTTAGTTAATTTATTAATCGATAACAAAGAACGTATTGTTACAATTGAAAAATTACATCAGTTGTCAGCAGTAAACCACCATAACTATTTACACAAAAACACGTTAGATTATAAAATTAAAACACCTAATGGGTGGGAATCTTTTGCAGGTGTAGCTTTAATGGGTACAAAACCCGTCAAAGTTTTAACATTCGATGATGGTACCAATATTAGCGGTACAGATAATCATATTTTATTTACTTCAGATAATGTAGAAATTCTTTTAAAAGATGTAGCAATCGGTACTACATTACGTGGTAAATCTAATAAGACGGTTGTAAATATTTCCAACGGTGAGATAGAAAAAGTGTATGATGTTATTGAAACAGAATCTCATACGTTTTATGCTAATGATATTTTATCTCATAATTGTAAGTTTATTTCTTCTGATCCATTATTGTTTAGTTCTACGTACATAACAAACTATTATTGCGATACTAAGGCTGAACCAGATGCAAGAGATATAACCTGGTTCGATAAAATTACACCTGGTATGAGTTATGTAATAGCTATTGACCCAGCATCAGGTACAGGATCAGATTACACTGTTATGATTGTATACAGTTTTCCTGAATTAAATCAAATTGCTCAGTTTAGGTCAAATACCACATCTACACCTTTAGTGTACAACACATTTAAACACATCTTGCGTACTATTCAAGCAGGTGGTGCAGAAAATTGCTATTGGAGTTTTGAAAATAATGGTATAGGTGAAGGTTTGATTAGTATGTATGAATCAGATGAAAAACCTATTGAGTTCGGTGATCTAATTTCTGAACCTGGTAAACGACGCATCGGGTTCTTTACTGGTAAAAATAAAACTAATGTTTGTTTGCTGTTCAAACAGATATTCGAATCAGGTAAAATGACGATTAAATCACCTACAGTTATTTCTGAGATGAAAAATTTTGTTAGACGTAGTGGATCTTTTTCTGCTCGTACCGGTAGTAACGATGATACAATATCTGCTCATCTTATTCTCGTTCGTATGTTACAAGAGTTAGTACAATATGAAGAACGTGCATACGATGTTGTGTTCCAACATAAAGAAGGTGAAGATATCTTTAACGATGATGATTATGACGATTATGAACCACCTTTACCTGTGTTTGGTAACAATGGTGGACATGACATTAATTTTGATCAGTTTTTTACTGATGGTTGGTAACTGGTTGATTTATATAGTTATTTATAATATACTATAATAAAAACGGAGGATTATTATGGACTTAAAGACACAAGCATTAGTATCGAATAAATCACAAACGATCAAAGTTATTGATTTATTCGATTTAACCAACACCAACAAATATATCGTATTAAATGTATACGGGTATGCGAGCGGTTCTACAAGTGGGATATTATACGCTAGCAATAAGGTGGTACCGTATGCAAAGCTATATTCAAATGTTTTAAGTAAAACAATTATTTTTGAATTAACAAACGGTGAATACGTTAATAGTGTGCACGGTAAGTTAACTGATGTTAAGTTTAAAACATCTGCTACAACGAATGCGTTAAACGTTATTACTATGGGTACAGTTAGCTCAATTGACCCAAGTTATTATTCCGATAACGTTATTGGAAACATTCAAACGTTAGTTAATAAAATACTACCTACTGAGTATAGCGCAGCAATATTGACATCACCTACTGTACTCGAAACATCAGTAAAAAACTTAATTGATGTTGCTAAGTCGTATGTAGGCTTAAGTTGGGATGTTCAAAAACCATGGGCTCTAATTGAAACGATGGCTGCTAAAATAGGAACATCTTTGCCTATTGCTAGTATAGGTCATACAAATGACGCCATATCAAACGGTAACTGGGTTTTAGAATATAACGGAAACAAACCCTTTGGTGATTGGAAGCAAATGTTAGATCCAGGTGATATTGTCATGATGACATCACCAGACAGGTTAACCGATACTGTAGCTGTTGTAACCGGTGGGAAAAACGAAACAGCTTTAGTTATAGATACAGCTGTAAATTCAAAAAACTTAACAAAAAATATTGTAAAAATATTACCCGAACATTTACTATCTTCTGAAGATGTGTATAGTAAAACTGATCAATATCATGTGTTTATATATACATTAAAAAATTCAGCGTATACATCACCTACTAATACATCAACCGTTATTAATACCACATCGAATTATAACACACCATCGACCCCGTATAAAATAAGCGGTTCTTACACTGATGCATACGTTACACCGGTAAATGACTTAACCTTTGGTATAAATCAAGTATTCAAAGTTGTATTACCTAAAATATTTACACCTGTATCTAAAACAGGTAGTATAACTACAGGTAACAGCTACCAGTCAATATCTCAAGCAGTGATTAATTTACCATCATGGGCAAAGTACGATCCATATACTGGAGCGCTAACAGGTAAAACACCAGGTGCACCAACTCAAGCTCACTTATCTGTTGTAGGGACTCTGGGTAACCAAAAATATACAGATTTCCTTGATATTAATGTTACAAAAAACTTAACGGTTAATATTAGTGATACTATTTGGACAGCAGGATATAATCATACACTACAAGTAAATACCGGACTAAAAACACCATATTTTATGTCATATAACGGTAAGTCAAACCTAACATGGTTACATATCAACAAAACAACCGGTGAAATATCAGGAATCCCACCGTTATCCCAAATAGGTCAATCATTTGACGTTACTGTATATCAAAAAGCTTCAGCGCAATCAGCACAATCATATACCGATAGTTTTACGTTAAGTATTTCAAATCCTATTAATTTAGTTGGGTCACCGTTAAACGTAGATTATTATCCATGAGGTAATACATAAATAACGATGTATTCACATTTTAATGAGTGTAATAAATGTCCGCTACATCGTTTAAAATTCATTTTTCTGATAGTGTTGTTTCAAAAAAGAAAAATATAACCATATCTCCAAATTCTGTTGATGCATCTTCTACCTCATTGGTGTTGTATGGTCCAGGAGCAAGCAATTATGCAGAAGATTTATGGTCTAATATGCTCCATTTAATGGAGCATTTTTGTTCACCTATCAAACCTCTGAGCCCAACTGAAGGTCAGTTGTGGTATAACCCTGTCGATAAGACCTTAAAAATATATTCAACATCTAATACGGATTACGCTTGGTATGATTTATTCATAAACAATCCAACGAGTAAAAGTCCTAAGATGCAATTGGATCCAGAATCATTAAAAATTCTTGAAGGTATGCTAAAAAAATCCGGCGGTACAATGACCGGTATGTTATACTTAGTTCCTGAAGAATTTAATAGTGATGGAACACCAATTTCATCAGCGGACGCTGATCCAAACGCTGCTGTTACGCGCCGTTACGTAGATGGAGCGATTTTAAAAGCATTTTTAGAACGTGGCACATTTGCAAGTGGTAATTCCGGAAGCGGTGAGCAGTCATACAGCATTATTGGTAATGTTGCAACTGTAGCTGGTATATCTAATAAGAGTGACATTAAAACGACAAAATTATACTATACTAGCGGTACCCAGTACGGTAACATATTTACATACGATGTTGATCTTCCTGATGCAGTTAAACCGTATAGTCTTGATAGTGATGGTTCACCAAGATATACAGTAAACGCATCGTGTGAATTATTCTATAATGATCCAGTTTATAATGGGTATCTACGAGATAACAAGTCCGCTTACCCTGTCGAAGTTATTAATAGAACTCATAGCAAATTTACGTTAAAAGCTACCGTTGGATTAATTTTTGACGATGATGCAATAAATAGACTAATATCAGTTTCAAGTTTCAAATATACAGTCGTCGGAACTAAGCAATAGAGGAATCAAGTGAATACAACTTACAATATAAATTTTTCCGATGTATCTATAGCAGGAAAAACAACATTACAATTATTACCAAACCAAAAAGACGATACATCAACGTCGTTGATACTACATGGTTACGGTTCACTACAGTACGGTGAACATTTATGGGAGAACATGGTCCATTTAATGGAACATTTTTGCTCACGTAATATTGAACCAACAAAACCAACTGAAGGTCAGTTGTGGTACAACGCAGCTAATAAATCGTTAAATTTACGCACAATAGGTTCAGATGGTGTACCAGCTTGGGTTAATATTATACCTAATTATGGTTTTGATGCTACTGCAGGAACGTTAGCCGATGATAGTGTACCAACTATATCAACTATCAAAAATGTATTATTGCAAGATTATGTTAAAACCTCTGACGGCGATTACACTCTATCAGGGACTTTAACTTTAAACGATTCTACATCTAACTATACTGTATCATCAATTGGTGCTATACCTAATGCCACCACAACAACCAACAGGTTTAATGCAGCATCGAGATATTATGTAGATAATAAAGCTGCTCAGCTAGTAGCGGCAGCTATTGCATCGGTGACCCCTTCATCGGTACCTGGCGTAACAGCTAAATCGGTTGCAGATGTACTTAAAAAATCAAATGACCCAACATTAGTTCCGTTTTTAGCACGGTCTGGTGACGCTGGTTGGCGCACAATGACTGACTCATTGATATTGAGATCAATGACGAAAGACACTATAAACGTTAATATAGATGAAGCTGTATCAAAAAGATACCTTGATTCGGTGTTATCTGGTAGTAATAATATGGTTAGTGCGACAAGTGTAACTACAGCTATCAATGCTGCCGTCACAACAATAGCTAACCCTACAAATCTCATATCAAAATTTGGTGGTACGCTAACAGGTGATTTACTTTTACCTGTTATTGATGATGATACACCCAACCAAGCTGCTGTATCAAAATTGTGGGTTTCGAATTTAGTTAATAAATCTACACCATCTACAGTGCTTAGCAGTACAGAGAACGTATCGTATACTCAGTTGCCTGACTTAACAAAAATGATATACGGGCTAGGTAGAGGTAAAATTACACAATCAGTAACAACAGGCGCGAACGCAAATAACGCACCAACAAATAAAACATGGTATAACGCTAATATTGTGTTTCCAGTCGATATTTCATTTACTAACCGATATTATTCTGTTACAGTCACAGAAGATGTACCGTTGCATGGTACAGAAACTGCAGCACCATATCCAAAAACAAGAACATTATACAGCGCTGGTGAGTTGACCACGTTAACCAACCAAACCAGTTGGCCGTTAACGTTCTCTGTATATAACAAAACAGAAACAGGTTTTAGTGTTTGTGTATTCTCTCCTAGCGGTATTGATATTACATATGCACCTACTTCATTGTCGTTTAACTTTATTGCTATCGGTAGATAAATGAGCTACTCAATTTTATTATCCGATTTATCGAAAACACGGTCTATCGTTATTCAAGACTCTGTACCCAATAATGAAACGTCATTAACACTATCAGGACCGTCAACGTTTACATTTGGTAAGTATTTTTGGGACAATTTGTTGCATTTATTGGAAAATTTTAGTAATGAAACGTCACCTATAAATCCACTTGAAGGTCAATTGTGGTATAATAGCGCTACACAATTGTTAAATGTATGTACATCAGTAATTAGGACTGTACCGACATGGGTACCAATTGAAGGGTCAGGTATTGTTGACTTATCTAATTATATCGATATGTCAAAACCTGCTACAGCTAAAAATTTAAAATTAGGTATACCTGAACCTACAGTTACAATATATTCAGGTGTAACTAAAAATGATTTGAATGCATGTACCAAAAAATTCGTTGATGATTGGCATGGTGGAGTTAAAACTGGTTCAGCTAATAATATGAGTTGGGTAATTTACCCAAACAAATTTACCATCATACAAGGTATTAAAAACGGAAATGTTATACTTCCGTTTGAAATGCGTGATGTTAATTATAGTGTAGTTCTTACAAGTGCAAATAGACACGTACATTATAAAGTGTTTAATAAAACGACTAAAACTTTTACAACAAACAGTGAGAACTGGGTTGCTGTAGGAATTGCATTGTGAATTATATAACGTACAAAACAGATGGTACACCAATACTGGTTGATTCTAACACTGTAGATGTAAGTACGTCCCTAAGCTTATCAGGCATCAATTATAATCAAGAATATGATTCTTCGTTTTGGTCTAATGTGGTACATCTTCTTGAAAATTTTAGTAGTCCATATGAACCATACGGTGCTATATCAGGACAATTATGGTACGATAATTTAACTCAACGGTTAAATGTGTTTGATGGAGCTGCTTGGGTTAATTTATCACCTCCAACAGGTGATTTATCAGCATACACTAATACATCTAGAGATACCGTTACTGGTAATGTAATCGTAAAAAGTCCAACAACCACAAAATCCGTTACTAATCGTAAATACGTTGAATCAATTACAGCAAAATATACATTTGATAATGGGCGGTCTCCATATATTGTTTTAGATAACAAGTATGCTGTATTTCAACTAATATTATCAAATAGCGATAAAGAAGTTGTATTACCTATAGCAATGCGAGATACAAGATACTCAATACTATGTACTCCTAATAGCACCTCTGATATTGTAAATAATGTATACGTAACATTTTTCAATAAAACAACTACTGGTTTCAAAATTTCATCTTCTGGTGTGTTTGAATCCTTAGCTTGCGTCATTACAGGCTTTACATTATGACATATAAAATAGAATTTACAAATAAATCAAAAGCGCCAATTTTTGTAAAAGATACAGGGTATAACAATCAAACCTCTATGACTATGTTTGGTGTAGCTACGACAGATTATGGGTCAACACTATGGACCAATCTTTTACAGTACATGGAACATTATGCAAATACGACTCCACCTGATCACTCCATTGAAGGTCAAATTTGGTACGATACTGCTACTAGCACGTTAAAAATTAATAAAAGTAAAATTGTAGAATCACCTAATTGGGTGCCAATTGCACCTAAACCTGTTGCTAATACGGCTAACTTGCTGTTACGCACTGGAGGTACACTAACTTATGATTTACAACTTACAGATGATATTACTTTAGATAATCAGTTTGCTACCAAAGAATACGCTGACGCTAATGCAAATGTTACATTTGAATCAAAAAATGGAAAGTATCAATATAACTTGATGAATTTTAATGGGTTTATCACATTAAACGGTACAGTACAATATCAGGAATTCATTAGTGGTGCGGGTGGTAATTCCGTTGAAATAACAATTCCATTCGAAATGAAAGATAGTAATTACTCTGTTATTGTTTCAGTTGGTTCTAAATCTGTTACCTATACACTGGCAAATGAAAATCCTTTTGGACATCATTATTATATTGTTGATAAAACACCGCAGTCATTCAGTATACACCTACAAAAACCGGTAGACTTACCTAGTGACGGTGAAATATATTTTTGTTTAGTTGGACTTACTTCTTCTACGACGCTATGACATATACAATAAAATTTACTGACGATACAAAAACAACCTTCACAATACCGACATATCAATTTGATGGTCCGGGTGCACCTGGTGGCCAACATACATCATTAATGTTAGTTGGAAAGGGTTACGCTGACTACGGTGAAGAGTTATGGACAAATTTAGTTCATATGCTTGAGAATCACAGCAATTCACTACCGCCTCAATCACCAATTGAAGGTCAAATTTGGTATGATAATTCTTTATCAGAGAATCTAAAGATTTATAAGCGTGGTCCAGGTGTACAATCTCGTTGGGTCGATATTGTCGATACTGAATTATTACGTAAATTATTGTATAGTTCTGATTTCTTTCCAGAATCAATTTTACAGTATGACGTACGTATACCTGCAGGTGTTACAAATTTGCATGGGAATGTACATATAACCGGTAAGCTTGAAGTTGACGGTGGAATATTCTCATATAAAGCTCCTGAATCAATGAGTGAAGTTGTAACATTAGGGTTCTTGAACAATAAATTATCTGATATAACTTCCAAATATGTACCGTTAGTTTCTCCGCCTAGCGGTTCAACTATTAAAGGTGCTTTATCTATCGATGGAACGTTTACAGCTTTAGAAACGATTATAATTAAAAATGTACCAGCTGCTGATTACGAAGGAGCAAATAAATTATACGTTGATCAAGCTATTAAAAACGGGGGTGTAGGTTGGCCAAGTAAGAAACCATTGACTGTTTTACTCACAGCTAACGGTAAAGATGTAGAGTTTAGTGATCTAACACCTGAGTACATCTGTAAATATTCGGGAACTATATCATCTGACCGTACACAATTTATGGTAATTGCAGGGGATACAACTACAGATAGAGCGTATTGGAAGAACCTAGATACCGATTATGTATATGTCGGTGATAATAATTCTAGTGATCAAGATATTATTGGTGCAAAAACGTTTAATAAATTAACTTTAAACGGTGAAGTAAATGATGCAGATGGACCTGGAGCAGCGGGCGAGGTACTAACATCTCAGGGTGTCGGTTTACCTCCTATTTGGTCGTCTGTGAGTGGGGGAGGAGGTTCTACCCCGTCCCCGGGATTCACTGGGCTGTTTGATAATGGAACCAATGAAACTGTAACTGTAACATCTGGAACACGATCTATAACGTATCAGCGTGGGTACATGCGGTTGCCAAATAATCTTATTGCGCAATGGATTATTGGGTACCCGTTATCTGATGATTCAGCTATATATGCAGGTTTTAAAACAACCAACACATATACATTTACTGAAAATCAAGATGATTTAAAATTCTTATATTCATCTTTACTCGTGGACGATAATATATTAAGTCGATATTCTTGGAAATACCCGTTTAGTAATATTAATTTTAAAAGTGTTACATCACAGTTATCAGATAACATAGGTGTTTTTTCACCGTCAAAAAACAATTATAAATGGTCTGAGTTTGGATCATCTAAAACAAATGCTTGTGTTTCGTTTCAACAATTTGATACCAGACATTGGTATGAAGGTACATCTAATCCTCCATTCATTAAAGTTGCACCTTTAATATTTGCATTAGGTACTGAAGATATTACTTCACCTTATGTACCTGAAAAACCATCACGCTTAGTGTTTAGTACTAATGGTGATACTTGGACCATACCTAGCAATGCTACAGCTGTTAGATTCACTCTCATTGGAGGGGGCTCAGGTGGTACAAAAGGTGTTAACGATAACGACTGGGAAAACGGTGGTGGGGGAGGTGGTTCAGGTGGTATTAAAATTTACGATGCATTACCTGCAGATATCGGCACAGAAGTTAAATTTTACATAGGTAGCGGTGGAGCGTCAGATTACCCTGGCACCCAAACGAGCATTAACGTAAAGACCCTTGCAACCGGAGCAAATTTTAATAAACCATTAGCAGTAGCGGGTGGTGGTCTCAAAGGTAAAGGTATAAAAGGTGGGTTAGGTGGTATTCCCGGCGGGAACAATGGTACAAACGGTGCTCAAGATAAATCTAGTGATTCGACAGTTGGTGTAAGATCTGGTATGGGTGGAGCCAGTCCACTTGCTCTAGGTAGTGGTGGTCTCAGTGGTAGTGGTTCAATTTTACAACCTGATATAGCTGGTGTAATGGTGTACGGTGTAGGTGGTCCAGGGTTATACTGGGGAGCGGGCGGAGGGGGTGGACGAAATGGTAAATTAGGTGGAGCTGGTATGAAAGGTGTAGTGATAGCTGACATAACATACTAAACAAACAATAAAAAAGCCTCTTTCGAGGCTTTTTTTTAGTTATATTGATTTAAATATTTCTGTTTTAAATCTTCCATTAAATCTGTATACTCACGATAATCTTGTTTATTTTTCCGTAAATCCATATACACATTATACGCATCTGTCATTGCTGAAAAATCTACAGGCGATATTCTAATCGATACCCAGTTCATATCATCGATACACCCGCGATTATTTCCTAATAACGAGTTAGCATATATTTTACCAATAACCTCACCTACCGACACTTTAGGTTGTGCATCTAATGATGTGTTTACTACTGAAATTTCAATTGGGAACGATCCATGAACCTTACCACAATTTGAACAAACAGAAAATGATAGTGTGTTGCCATCGTAGTTGATACCGCAGTTTTCTGGTACATATGATAGTAATTCAGAATTAGGCTTATCGGTGTAAATCCAAAAATTATCATAGCACTTTGACTCAACTGTCAATAACAGACCGTTACATAAGTTACATTGTTGCATGTGTTTTCCTATCCATTAAATCTTGACATCCAGCGCAATAATCGCAGGACGTTTTAATTGTTAAAATTATCTGTTGTCTTTCTACGGGTATAATAGACCTACAAATTATACATTCTAGACTTACATCAATTAGCGCGTCGATATCTCTAACCAGTGGAATATTATTTAATATTTTAGTAATTCCTGATCTACGTGTATCTTCTTCACATATAAATGCAGCATCATTACCTCTATAGTTGAGCATACAGTTTGTCCTGCTTGTCCATTATATCTTGACATCCGACACAATATTCACATGTTTCTTTTATTGTCAACACTAATCGTTGACGCTCAACCGGGATTATCGTACCGCATATATCACACTCCAATCCTTCGATTGTTACGATATCTTCAATTTTGCGGTTTCTAGGTACACCACTCAAGATTCTTGCTATACTGATATTACGTTCATTTTCTTCAAATGCAGACGCAATATCACATTCATCCAATACCTCGTTATTAGTTATATCTACCATTCGTTATCCTTAAAAATAGTAAGGGTTGTGCGTATTGTTAAATTCACTTACCTTATTATACACTTTGTTCTTAATATCCAACTGGTATATAGCATTATTTTCAACCATATTAGAGTTTAAAAACTTTGTAGAACTAAGATTAGCTTCACTGTCCATATACAAAGGTGATATTGCATTTCTGAACACAAATAACTCATTACCTTTGATACACCCACAAGCAAACGATCCTTCTATCTCTGACAATTTTGTAAAATCATCTTGAATATATTCCGCTAGTGCTTGAGTATCCCAAATATACTCTGTACCTAATTCACAGTTAATACGACCGACTTCAGCATCTTTGATTATACCGTTATGTAATAACGCTACTTTTCCTTGATATGGATGAATTCGATCGAATTCTTGCACTAACCCGTTCGTTGGAGCTTGACAGTGACCTAATATGTAATCTCCCTCTTCATAGAACTCCGTATTAAATAAGTCATTATTAAATGGACCAAAACCCTTATATACTTCATAGCTATCTGGTTTGATAATAGTCAAAGAATGACTAAACGCGCCACGATATGTATTGAGCTTGATCAATTCAAGAAATTTTGTTTTTGAATAGCTTCCAACAATAGAGCACATATCATTTACCAGTTAATATCAATTAAATATTCAATAGGATCTTTTTGTCCTAAATTTTTAAATGCTCTTATTCTTTCTGCACATGATGGACATGTACCGCATGATTTACCATCGACGGGATCGTAACATGTGATAGTTTTTGAATAATCGCATCCAAGCTCTAAACCAATTTTAAGCTCTTCGGTTTTGTTTAAACTAACTAACGGTGTCAATACTTTAATTCCATGTAGTCTGTTTAACTCAACAATTCCAGATAATCGTTCAACAAACTCGGGCGTTGTATCCCAATAATTATACTGGTCGTTTGAATTTAAACCTAACGCTATAGCATCACACTCATTAGCTTCAGCGAATGATAGCAGCATAGATGAAAATAATAAGTTTCTAAATGGAACGTAGGTTATTGGTTGTGGGTTACCTAAAATATCAACAATGGTTGGCATTTCAATATCAGACCCACTAATATTCGTACTAACTTTACGTGCTATATCACCTAAAAATGATATATCTACCGTTTTATGTACTACACCTAATTTTTCACACGATGCTTTTGCTAAATCTAGTTCAATGCTTTGTTTTTGCTGATAATAAAATGAAATAGCGTAAACGTTTTCGCTACCGTATTTGTCAGCTAACATATACAATAACGTTGTACTGTCTAATCCACCTGATAACGAGATTGCTATTTTTTTGATGTCATCGTCTAAATTATTCATCTTCATCCTTTTTGAGTTAAAAAAATTACATAGATATTATATATTATATCATTATAATAAATCAATAAATATATGTTTTACCTGTATGTTGTTCCCTTTTGTTCCCTTTGGGAGATCAAATGATCAGGCTAACATATATCTAGGTATATAAACTCTATTCTCATTGAGTACCCCTAAGGGATTCAAAGGGATCATACATGTTCCATTTGAGGTTAATATGAAATTGCAAGACCTTTTTGAAAGTAAGATTGAATATCTCGTAAGTCAAAAAATAATGAAGGAAATTAAAAAAGCTGCTATGGATCCAGCAACTGTTGTTAAACGTGCTGTTGAACTTGTACAACAGGTATACAATCAAAACAATGTAACTATACCAACTAACCCTACAAAAATGTCGTATAAGCAATATATCGATCACTGTACATATGCTGTAAAACAGCTACATGCAGCTACCGCTAAAGGTGTTCGTGACGATTCATGGAAGTTCACACCTGATAAAGAACCAATCTAAAAATAATTTGTTATCATTATCATTTTATATTATAATATTCATTTCTAAACTTTATGAGGTTTGAGATGAGCGAAAAAGCGTACAAATTAGGTGAAAAACCTTTTTATTCGATTCAAGGTGAAGGACAGTTTGCTGGTGTACCTAGTGTATGGGCTCGAGTATTCGGTTGTAACTTTCAATGCCCTGGGTTTCCATGCGATACTGAATATTCATGGGGTAAACAATATAACTCATTAGTTAACTCTTATACCGTATCAGAAATAATTAACGAATTTACAAATTTAGTCGTGTCACCGTCAAATCCAAAAGGGTTAATGGTACACCCTGTTACAAAAAACCAAATCCATGTTGTTTTTACTGGTGGTGAACCATTATTACCGAAATATCAAACACTCATCAGTGAATTCATCGTTGAAGTTAATAAACCTGAGAACATTGATAGATGGTTTCCAACTATTCCACAATCAGCAATAGCTTGTACAGCTGATGATAGATATTCATTGAATATTACGATCGAATCAAACGGTTCTCAGAAGTTAACTACATTGTTAGCGGATACAATTGATTATTATGATAATATTGATGTGCTATTCTCATTGAGTCCAAAATTAAAATCGGTTAGTGGTGAACCCAACGGTGTTAATATTGAAAACGTTAATAAACTAATCAATGATTACGGTGTACAATTAAAGTTTGTTTGTGATGAATCTGATGAATGTGAACAAGAATTAGACGGTTATGTTTCACAATTGTATCGTGGTCCATATGAAGAGAATTTATTGTGGGTCATGCCTAAAGGTACAACTCGTGAAGACCAACTAGATATTGCTGGCGTGGTTGAAAAGTATCAAGCTAAAGGTTTTAGAATTGCTACAAGAAACCACACCTATATTTGGTCTGACTCACAAGGTCGTTAATTAACCTTAATCATTACACAGTTAGATTTTATCTCGTTGCTTGCGTGCGGTAAGTATGTTTTAATTACGATAAGTTTGGTATCATGTTTTACTTTAATGATTAAACCTTGTTGTGCAGACATACTATACACTTGCGCAAACTTAACATAAAAATCTTTACTGTTTAAAAAATTGATTTTGTCTATAGCTTCTTTTAATATCTGCTCTATATGATCGTGTGTTACATATTTTTGTAACCCACGATCTTTCACTTGGTCTAAACTATGATAACTACTATCTTCTCTAACCGTGAACTCACGGTACTTCATTGGTGATGAATTATCAAAAACTTCATAGATATTGGACATTTTCACTACCGATAAACTATTGTTAGACGCTAAAATACTCGAGTCGTGCTGTGTATTGAGAAATATTGTACCAGATTTGATGTTATGAGCGCAAAAAAACACAACGTTGTATTGAGTTAAATGCATATAAAACGCTCGAACCTCTATACCATCTCTAATGATCAGTTCTAATCTATCTGCAAAATTTCTACACGCAGATCTTAAACTCGTAATAGTTAACCCAGCTGGTAAATCACCAGCTTCATGTTTTAAAATAAATTTAAGTCCACCTACCACACCTAATCTTGTATCACCGCTTACGTGAGTCTGGGTATGTATCTCAGTTAATTTCATATATGTATCCTGTATATCACTGTATTCTTTATTTATCTATTGATTTTTTTAATAAAATTTACTATAATAACAACTGTATAAATAATAATGATATTGTAAAAACTAAAGGAAAAACGTAGTCCAGGATCATTTCGATTCTAACTTCTCAGGGTATTAGAGAAGTACGTTCTAACAATAGTGTATACTGGTTGGGTGAAAATCCCAACGGCAAGCCAGTTCACTATCAAATTTATAGTGTATGAGTTTTTTATTATAAGGTTGTTACACTCATATGCGACGAAGGAGATAATAATGGTAAAAAAATTATTCGCGTTAATGTTTGGTTTATCATCAGTTGTTGGTATAGCACACGCTGATCATTTAAAGAGTATTGATAAGGAAACACTCGAATGTATGGTTCGAGTATCCTTAGCGGAAGGTGAAAACCAGACTAAGAAAACAAAAATTGGGATTATGTATACAATTCATAATCGTGTAAAGGATAAAGCCTTTAAATCCAAATCACATTGTACCATCGCAAATTCGAGAGGGCAATTTAGTCATAGAAAGGTAAAACGTTCAAAAAAACATATTGAACTGATGAACCTTGCTAAATTGGTGGTATTGGAGTATATTAAAGACCCCACAGATGGGGCAACATTTTTTCATGACGATTCATTAAAACGGAATCCATTTCGTCATACAGCACGGACGGTACAATTAGATAACATGCTATTTTATAAACGCGTCGGTACTTCTAGCGCGTAGGTTTAGGAAAGAAGACAATATCATTTAAAGTTTTTCCTATTAAAGAGATGTAGTATTTTGCTGCATCTCTTTTTACCTGTTAGAAGTACTATAAATATTATATCTATACTCATTTTATGGAGATAAACATGAAACTTTTACAAGAATTATATGAAAAATATTCCGGTTATGTACCGGTAGCTAAAGAAACTATTGCTAAAGTGTATCATAATGATTACATGAAGCAGAAAAAGAAACATGCAAAAAGAAAAACTGCTAAAAAATAACCATTTTTAATCTAAATATTATTATTATATGAAACAATCGTTTAGAGAAAATAAAATGGAAAATATAACAAGTGATATTTTAAGATTAGCAGGTGTACCTGCAGATCGAATTAATCTTGTACATCCTGTACCTCAAGTTCAAGCACCATGTAACAATAGTGTAAAATATGTACTGGTAGATGTAATTGACACCTATACAGATCACTACGATAAATGCACAGCTATTAATGTTAAATCTGTGTATAATGAAATCATTCAACAATTAGATGAACTCGTTGGTTGTTTAGCCAGACATTGTGACGAACAAGCGATTGATAAATTTAATAGATTAGATGATAAAATTAAACGTGATATCATGAAGGCAGATTGTGGCGGTGTAGCTAAAGCGTTTTTTAAATGTGGTAGTTGTACAGACACACATGGACAGGAAGAGCAAGAACATCCTGAACCTAGTGAAGAAGAGTTAAATGATCCTGAGGATCAAGCTTCTGCATCACCTGCAGTTACAATAATCAAATTAAAAGAATCTGATGAACCTGAAGAATGTGAGACAGCCACATGTGATATTCCAGATGTTACAGTTCCAGCTGATGTCATATCAGATATTAAGTTGAAGATTAAAGAACTTGATGATGGGAACAACTTCCAGTATTATAAACACTTAGCTAACGCAGATGATGTTCAACAACACTACAGTCGCGTAAAAGAAGCGTTGGAATCGTTGTTGATGTATTTAACTGATGCGAATGAAATTTCTGTTAAAAATGCAGCAGTGTATATGTCTTCTTTGGATTCAGCGACAGCTCATAAGATTCCTGCATCTGTATGGAAATACTTATCGTTAACGTTCTATAACAAAAATTATGTTTCTATCCGTGATAGAATGAAAGAAATTAAAATATAGGTACATTGAAATGAATCTAATTAAAGAGTTGAATGAATCGTATATTCATGAATTAGAAGAAGTAACTAATGATTTAGTTAACTTATCTGAAAACTGTCTTCTTATTTTAGAAGCTGATGAAAAGAAAGTTGCGCATACCGCGTCATCTTTTTTATCACACTTTGCTGACGGTATTAAGCATCATACACTTGGTAACATGTCATCTGCAGCTGTTAAAAATAAATTTGGTATTTTAGCTGTATTACATTTAATGTTACATTCAGCAAAACCACAAACATTAGAAAAACCGTCAATTAAAAAATATCTACATAATGACCCTGATCTCACATCTAGTGAATCATCTAGTGCTGAAAAAACAATTTTAGGTGCATTATCAAAATTACAACACGGTGAATTAACTGGTGCAAAATGTAAACAACATTACCTCGACATGTTTAGTGACGACCCGGATAAACTTTATAAAGAAGTGATGGCACTGAAGCGAAAATATTCTAAAATTGTAAAATATACAGAAAAAGAATAAAAAAAGGCCTCATATGAGGCCTTTTTTATTATTTACAAGTTGATAAGAACTCTTGTCGAATTTGTGGATCTGATATAAATCTTCCAGACATTGCGCAAGTTGCCATAAAGCTGCTTGTATCTTCAACTCCTCTTAATTCAACACACATGTGGTGAGCGTTAACCACTACCGCAACATGTTCTGTATCTAAAATACATTTTAACGCTTCCATTATCTGATGGTTTAGTCGTTCTTGTACTTGTGGACGTCTACCAAAGAAATTAACTACACGGTTAATTTTAGAGGTTCCAATAACTGTTTTGTTAGGAATATACGCAACATGGATACCACCACCTTGTTTATTGATGATAGGTAGTAAATGATGTTCACAGAAACTTTTTGTTTCAATGTTGTGAACAGCAATGTATTCATCTGGACACGACATTTTATTTTCAAATGTGCTACATTTAGGAAAATTATCATAATTTAACCCGTTGAACACTTCATTAACATACATTTTACTAACACGGTGACTTGTTTTTTCTAACGAATCATCTGTTGTATCTAAATGTAATAATTTTAAAATTGCTTCAACGTGTGGTTCAATTTGTTCAATTTGTTCAGTCGGTGTTAGTACTTTTGCTACCATAGGAGTTTCAATACCAACAGCTACTAAATGCTCGTGTACTTTTTTACCTAATTCAGGATCTTTCTTCATTATACTGCTCCTTTACGTTAATATCTAGTTAATTATAACATATATCAATTAGGTAATCCACTTATTTTCATAATTTGTCTATCGTTACATGTCCAAAGTTCATAAGTTTGTTCACCGTTAACGGACGCGCCTAACCGTTGATCGATATCGGTACCATCTAATATTGCTGATCTTACTTTTTCTTCTGATCTATGATTAGAACCAACTTCATACATCCACATTTCGGAATACATCCCATCACGACTTGCACGTTTATAAATTAAATGTGCTCCAGTTACAGTACGGATTAACCCTTGTCTATCTGGATCTTCCGGTTCTTTTTCATCCTCGTCGGTATGTTCTTCTCTATTATGATTACCTACTTCATCGGTGATATCTTTGATTCCATGCTCATTATCAATGTCTTCCTCAGGTTCGTCCTGATCTGAATCTTCTCTATCTCTAGCATCTTGATTTAATTCGATTAACTTAAACTTTGCTTCGGATAAATAATAATCACTAAACGTGCTTTTCATGATTGTACCTATAATTTAAAATATACGAGGCTATATGCAAATAACACTTACTAATATCTCACATAATAGCGCTAATATTGATGAGTCCTACCCGTACGTTACAACAATATGTTTTAAGAATAATTCACAGGTGTCAGGAATTATTGATAATGTTTACGGGAAAACATTGTGCATGTATTTAATAGATCCTAAAATACAAGGAGACTATTTTGATTCAATTATACAAATAGCAGAGCAATGGTACAATAACAATTTTGTTAACCCTATATCGGTTACATTCGAACAAGCTGGGATTAAACAATACGCTGCACCACTGTGTAAAATGTATAGTCTATCTAATATAACAGGTATAGACGGACCTGTTTTTTCTTTTTATGATAAACCAATTTTAATCAAGAAACAGCAAATCCGAGTTGAGAAATGATTTAAAAGATACCCACTCGGTCACTGAACTATTTTGCACCAGTGCTTGAGCTTCTTGTGTTAATTGTTGGGAGTCATCAATGATTCCCTCCATTTTCAATAATTCAACGCTTTCTTCGTCAATTGTAATTGTATTATCTTCGTACGAATATTCGATGATACCTAATTCATCTAATATATCTCTTGCAGCTACTAGCTGATCTGTACGTAAACTAACTCTAGCTGGTTCATTTAACGCACCAACTAATACAGCTTTAGCTAATACAGTTTTCTGTGCATCTGTTAATTCAATACTGCTTAATGTGTTTTTGCGGTCTTCAAATATGTTAATCATAAAATATTAGCCTGAATTAAATGTAATTGTAGTACCACTATATGCGCATACGCTACCGCATGTGATTTTTTATAATCACTACTACTTTGTTTTTGGTATATTAGTAATCTTGTTGATTTTTTATCTGTTAAGTATTTATTCAATAAAATCATTTTCCCTGGTCGTATTAATGCTATACAATCTGCAAGTTCCATAATGGTTTTAGGTTTTACCTGAGATAATAATTTATAATGTTTATTTAATTGAAATAATTTGTGTGTTTGATTAGGGTCTAATAATATATTCCAATTAGGTTCTTTCTTGATTAAAGTTTTAATTTGTTTCTTATCGGTAAACATATCTAGCACTGATACGTGCAACATATCAATTTTAAAATACCCGTATTCAGATATATGATCGTAAGGTATTGCAGAGAACTTTGTAACAGGATCAACCGGAATGTTTTGAAAGTGTACACCAACAGGGTGTTTTACTAATTCATTATTGTGTATACGTGAAGCGTAGACACATTCAGGAAATATATTTTTAGGTATAAAATCACTCGTAGTATCAATATCAATATCAGCATAGTGTTTCATCTTGATGTCCTCCCTTAATCATTATATAATATCTCATGAAAAATAACTATTGTTTTTTGCATGAAAATACTATATACTATATAAGATTGTTATAGATTACCTAAAAATGAGGACTTAAAATGCTATTAAACCCACAAGAAATTGTCAAAAATCAAATCGTTAAAGGTACCGTAAGTGTTCAACCAAACGCAATTGATTTTGATATTGATAGTGTCAATATGATTGAACCATCACTTGCATATATTTCAAACGATAAACAACATGTTCAGCATGCAGCACAACGTACTATTGATTTAACTGATGCAATGGATTTACAAAAAGTATACGGTGTTACACATCCTGATCGTGAATTAGAAAGAGGTGAATGTTTAGGTTGGTACTTAGAACCTAATCGTGCATACGACGTTACCAGTAGCGCATATGTAGAAGTACCTGAAGGTGCAGCAGCATTTTTAATTCCTCGTTCTACATTTACACGTAATGCTGTATCAATGTCATCAGGACTGTATGACTCAGGTTTCAAAGGTAATATCGGTTTCGTATTGAAAACAGGCAACGTTCCGGTTTTTGTTGAAAGAAATACATTTGTCGGTCAAATTTATTTCACTGATTCACAAAATGCCAGTAGTTACAAAGGCGGTTACAATACTAAAGACGGTCA